TCTTATGTGTACCCTGAGAGTCAATGTAGAAAATACACCCGTTGATGGTTACATTCCAAGTAAGATGGATTTCGCATTCTGGAATGGCACGGGTTTCGATAGTGTGTTAGCCTTTGACGGTGTGAATAAAATTCTAAATCTGCATTCTGGTTCTGTTGTTACAGCAGGCGGCGGTTCAGGACAGGTTAATGTAGGTGGCGGAGTTGTAAATTATCTAAAAGTTAAAGTTGGTAACACAGAGTATGGATTACCATTGTACGGTTTGAATCCATAATAATTAACTTGATAAAAAAGGGCACCTAGGTGCCCTTTTTATTTGAATGTACTAACCTGACAACTGTGAAAAGGAACATTGCTGGCGTTGACTGCGTAGTGTAATTCTTCCGAATCAAAAATCCAAACATTCCCGGCTTTCCAATTTGTTATAATATTATTTTCGAATACAGCAATATGCCCAAAAGACCAATCTTCTAAAAAAATCAAATACCTAAAACATTGATCTATTTCTACATTATGCTGTTGACGAAGAGTATAGAATGTGTCTCTATGAGTAGGTAGGATGGTGTTGGGGAGAATACATGTCCAACTTACGGAAGAATTCTTAACATTCAGTACTTGCTCGAATCTATCTGCACAAGGTAACTCGTCATTGAAACTTTGTAAAAGATGATCTCTATTATAATAGTTTCGATCTAGATGATCGAAATTTCTAGCCACAAATGGAACGGTCCTAGCATAAGAATGATTTTTAAGATCTTCCTGCCAAAAGTTTTCTATTGTGGTATAGAATTTTATCAATTAACCAACTCCCTGTCAAAATATTTTTTGTACCATTCGTAGTACGAATCTGCATCTTTGAGTTTAGAAATTTGATTATCTGTAATTTTAGGAATCTTCGATTTATCTCTTAAGATATATCCCCAAGATCTTATCGGAAATGCATTATTTGGTCTATATAACTCTATAGAAACATTCTTATAGAAGTTCCAATACTCGTTGGTATGATGACTAAATTTATAATGTGCTACAATAAAATCAACTGTTACATCAAATTCATAGTTAAGGGCCGTATTATATTCTTCCGGACTCATCTTTTCATGTATGAGGTCATCTAGTTTTTGAATTCCAAAGACAGTAAAATATAAACCTGTTGCTTCTAGGGGTTCTAAAAATGCACTACTTAATCCCACAGAAACAATTTTTTTATTTCCTAAATCCTTAAAATGATTTTTATTTCTTCCTGTAACCATGCGAACTTCGCGTACTTCAGGACGGCCAAAACCTTCTTGTTCTAGATAACTTAAAAATTCCTCTTTGACGTCGAAACGGTCGTCGTGAACATAACCCATACCGATTTCATTTTTTAAAGGTATATTCCATATCCATCCATGTTTCATTCCTATGCACGTTGTATAGGCAAATCTCTTATGATCTGGTATAGCGGCCCTATAAACAAATGCTTTATTATTCGGAATAGATTTATCAATTGGAACAAAGTTATTTTCAAAATAATTATTAATAAACGATCTTCTAAATCCTGTACAATCAATTAACCAATCACAGTCAACTTCATCTACAGAATTTACTGTTCTTCTTTCTATCTTAAGGTTATCAAATCTTTCAAACCACTTATCTAAAAATTTTGCAAGATTAGCAACACTGAAATGAAATGATATATCGTAAGATTCAATGTTTTCTGGAATCTTATTGTTTTCCATGATATAGACCAGTTCGGCTGTTTCTTCGTCTGGGCCACCAAACGGATGAAAGAAATCTTCTTCTAGAAAGTTTTCTAATTTAATTCCTAACTTTAAACTACCCCCGATATCTTCTATAACATGTTTGAATGTTATACCAAGATCTTTAAGAAATTCCGTTACCTGAGGTACAGTTCCTTCACCTACTCCAATAGTAACATTGTTTTCTGGGTATATCCAAGTAATGTCGTAGTCGGGATATTTTGTACAAAAATATAAAACAGATAGGTATCCAGAAGTTCCTGCCCCTACTATACTAATTCTTTTTTTCATATTTTTTCTTGGCCTCATTTATCATATCTTTATATTCACTATTGGGATGATTTTCCAAATGTGAATGATAGATATCAATTATTGTTCTTGGGGTAGTTCCATTAAACAGCGTCGGCACGAACCCGTGTATGATACTAGCGAACCCAGAAAAAATTAAACGCACACCCGCAAGCAATGCCCATCCTAGATGCGACAGATATGTAACTTTACTTTCACTGAGATGCTTATCAAACATAATTTCTAAAATATTCTCTGAGTAGTTCGTTGTCTATTTTTATACCCGTTAAGAACTTATTTTTATTTAACACCGCAGTCTTGTCTATTTGTATACGATTAAAATTATTAGAGAAAAAATTAGAATATTCTTTTACTGTAGCATCATCCTGTGTATCCCAAAATGCTAGATACAAACAGTTTTTTACAGTATCGGTAATTAGGTATGCAGATGTGTTATTAGAATTTAATTCGTTTATTATTTTAATGTCTAATACTTCACCATTAATTTTAACTAAGTCGCTGCGTCCCCGATGCCTATAAAAAATTCCTTGTTTTTCAAATATGTCGTTAGTAATAATCTCTGATTCATATACAGGCATAGTTACGCCCAATACTCCACCTTCGTACAAGTTTATTTTATAAAAATCATCTATGCTATCAAACAATGCAGAGTCTTGATTAACACGGTCCTTATCAATATAGGCAACAAAAACTGGGCCGCTGGTTTCATTTGATCCGAATATACTCGTAACAGATTTAATTATACCATTAGCAATTGCCTGCTTAGGTTTATCCTGTATGTAAGACAGTGTCTGAACATTTAGATTAGGCCATTGCACTTTGTGTCTAATACTAGCATCTATGAATTTATCTATCATAAAAGGATAGGGGAATATTACATAGTCTAGTGTATCGGTAAAATCTTTAAAATCAATAATAAAATTATCGAATGGTTCGATTTCGTCTACACCATCTACTGTATCTCTCGCTCCGAGATCGTAGAATATATGAGTTGAAACTCGATCGCTGACTAATGTAGGTAAGAGATACACTGCAAGACTACTACCGTGATTTAAATTTCTAATATGTAAGCATTGACCGAAAAATTTTCCTGAGTTTCGAACAGAAACTTTATAAAGAAACTCGTGAGTATGTTCTACTATCTTAGGAGTACCGGTAGTACCACTACTGGTGCATCTCATAGCAATATCATCTGGACTAGGAAAAATGTTTTTAGCATTAGAAAATTCTTCTGTGTTCTCTACAGTGAAGTCTATGTCATTATAGATACTATATGTTCGATTAGCACATTGAGAAAAAAATGTAAACTTAGATAATGCTTTAGGATGTTGTTCAAATTCTTCTTTAGAAAAATCGTGTAAGAATATATCTATAGGTGATAGAATTTTAGTCTTAGGATCGTAATAGGTAAGATCTTTGAAATCATCGTTCCTACTATAATCAACAATAACAATACGTAAAGATAATTCTGCGGAAGCAAAACAAATAGCAAGATAATCTATATTCAGTACCTGCATACCTATAAGGATGGACTCTCCTGCTTTTGCGGAACATTTGTATTTTAAAATATATTTCCATAGATCAATTTTTGAAGACAGATCATCTTTAGAGTAGCGTTGCCCCTTATATAAAGGCAAACCTACAAAGTTATCACTGATCATATGTCTGGAAATAATATTCTGCATTAAAAATAATCCTCAAGATTTCCTTCTCGAACTAGGTCTAATGTAGCACAATGATACCCGCCGCTGAGTGTTTGTGCATGACGCATTCTAGTGGGGATAACAGTGAATCCTTTCTGTTCTAATACGCTGATGAGATTAGTTTGATCTCTCCCGACTATTACTGTATTTTGATCTATACTAAGGATATTCATTCCTATGTAGGGGCTACATGGACTTACACTTCCCGGTCCACTCTGAGTGACAGCATTCACATTTACATCACTGAAATATATCTTATCCCAGTCGGCAAATAATTTAGGACAATTACGAGGTGTAACTCTTGTGCTGTTTAATAATACCAAACCTGGACGAAGCGGAATGATAGTACTGTCAAAGTGTGCAAAACTGTAGATATGTTCTGCTGCATGTAGTCTATAACCTCTAGGCTCTAGAGTATTTTTTAACCACTGGAATCCTAACCAATTACCAGTGTTAGAGATCTGAAACAAAATATCTCGTCCTAATCTTATACAATTAGGAGCATCAAATATAGGTTCTAAGTTATTGAGACTGGGCTTACTCAATTCTTTAAACTGATATGACTCGTCTAACAATCTAGGCTTTGGAGCAGCGATCCATTCGGTTCCGTCTTTGACCGCATCTATCATTATATTATGATATGCTCTTGTTTCAAATAGTCTGCTGCGGCAAGGACTAGGAGTTTCGATCATTAGATTGTTTAATGGTAATAACAGATCTCTAGGACACCATGTATACCAACCGGTAGTGGTCCAATCGGGTGTAGAAAATGTTTTAGAATGATCTACATATTCCGGCCTGTGAACTTTTACTCCGGCCTGTGTCAACACTGAACATAGTTCCTCGGCATCTTCGTTGGCTTCATCTATTAACCACTGAGGATATTCTCCTTCTAAAGGTTTTATCTTTTCTATACTATAGTTGGTATAACTCATGCTCATAGTACTGAGATCGACTGTAGGTACACGAGCCTTGTCTGCACGACCGACTATTATTTCTTTGAGCGGATCCCAATCATTGTTAGATACTATTTTCATAGTAAGTGTCCAAACCCTTTCCGATTAAAATAAAAATCTATATCACTAGGATCAGCATTCAAACTGTCTAGTATTTTTACATTTTCTTCTGCTAGTTTCCAAAAATGTTGTTTGTTAAATTCTACGTCAGAACCAAAATCTATGTCGTTAGATACGAAGTATTTTAAATTTTCCACTAACTTTTCTAATCTTGTTTCTTCTGGATAGACTGTGGCATAATCCTGAATAGGAAAATAATTTTCAAATGTTTTAAATCCTAAATCTTTAAGATGCTTGAAGATTGATGGATTCGCTGCTAATAGAAAAGGATGTCCTTGAACGAATACTCTATAAATTTTTTCAGTGGCAAACTCACTGTTGTTGTTTTCGTCACCGGGGTGTCCTTCTGATATTAAACTCAGGCTGGTCTTATGAAAGACCGCAGGTTCAATCCATGCAGAATCGTTGGTCCATTCTGTGGCTATTGGAATTTCACCAGTGCCATAATGTTTAGAAGAGTCGTATAAGTCATCCACACCACGTGCGGCAAACTCTACAAAGTTTTCGTAATCATCAATGCAAGAAAAATATTTCAAAGAATTTTCTTTTTGTGTTTCGGTCCAAGGAGTAAAAAAACTCCACTCTGCATTTTTTAGTAAATCTTGTTTATATAAATTATAAAGTAAACCAATTCTATTATCTCTATCAGGAACACCTCCTAGAAATAAAAATTTTCCGGTGTTCGAATTGTAGGTGCCCACTTGCCGATTTTTATAACTCATCCATACAGTATGAAGATAAAAATTAAAAGGAATAGTTTCGCAGTTAACATTATTTTTATGACTCATACCCGAAATTATAGAAATTTTAATTCCTAATGATTTAGCATACTCTATAATATTGTTATGTAGTATATTCCATCTATCATTATTTTTGTAAAGAAATCCGTCGGCCAACATAAGTCCTATCACTGAAGTATACCCTTGTAACGATGCTGAGTATATTTCGGAGGTGATTTTTTCGTACGATTGCTGTTCGTTCAATCGAAAGTATTCAAAGTTAATAAACTTAGACTTCATAGTGTTTATACAAACCTAGACGATTAGTATTTGTTCCTCTGCTATACTCCGGATATCGGCCTTTATGGTCTAATCCAAACAATATTGTATTAGACGGTTCTATGTCAAGATCGTCACAGATTACTTTTTGCTGGTTGGCATATTTGTCATAGATATAATCCGGACTAAAATTCTTAATTAATTCTAAACCCAGTTTGGCACCTATTCTATTATTGTAATTGATCTTATCGTAGACAAACATTAGGTCATCATCGTCGGTGCGAGTCAAACGCATGCCAATTCTAGCATGTGCTACAGGAAAAGTTTTACTTAAACTAAAAACTACATCTGTAATACATACCGAAGTAAAATCAAAATTTAAATAATTGCATACTCCGAAATAAGCACAATCAACTAGTACAGGTATTCCTAAATTAGTACAGGTCTCTAATAACCATTCTAACTGTTCGTGTTCATTGCCTGTATTAGAAAAAGGTAAACTGATAACCACAGCGTCGTTAGGTCTCAATGCATCGTCTTCGATAAATTTCCAATCGGTCCAACTGTTTCTCCAGGCCAACTGATGGTACAGATATTCTCCTTTGAAACATCTAAATCGTCTGTGCCTGTTTCTAATATAAAACATTTCAAAAGCCTGCGTAGTACCGTTTGAATAGACACTATGAGGGAATAGATCTAATCCTTTTATTGCGTTATTTTTAGTTTTGGATATCCAATCTTTGTACTCTGTACAAAAATCTTTAGTAATATTTTCTTCCCAAAGTCCTTCTAATAAATTCAGACTTTTCATATAGTCTATGACTACCGAATCTAAAATAGAAAAGGCCCCTCCATAGGGCAGAGATCGTTTATCATGTGGAGCAGTCATACTCTTACTTATGAAAACAATATGGTGCTAAGTAATAATATGATAAATTCTAGTTCGTACGAAATAGCAGATTGGCTATTGAATAAGAGTAATTTTGGTTGGTTAGAACTCGATCTTGATTTTGATCTGAACGCATGGAAAAAAGAAACCGCTGCGGCAAAGTTTGTAGATCATCGAGGAGCGGATCATCCGGGATGGAACAGTAGTTGTATACATGGCATCGATGTCGATAAGACCGGAGCATGGACAAACTATGGGTATACCAAAGAGGAAGATGTACCTTATAAATGGACTAGCATAAGCGAACATACCCCTAATATTAAAAAGTTTTGGGAAGCATTTCCTTACGAAAAATATAGACGAATTCGATTTATGGAATTAGAGCCTGGCGGAAGAATACGCCCGCACAGCGATGCTCCTGGAAGATTACCGGGAGAAAAAGACATAGACATGCTTGAGTTCGGAGTACCGATCAATATTGCCATTATACATCCTCAAGACTGTTTTATGACATTAGAAGGACATGGTACAGTGCCTTTTACAGAAGGTAAAGCATTTATTATTAATATTAGAAACGTACATAGTTTTGTAAATAATTCTAATGTGTCTAGGATACATTTGATCGCTCACGGAATACCCGGAAATCGAAAAAACGATTTTGTAGAACTGGTAGCAAGAAGTTACAGAAAACAATATGAAAAACAGACACATTAAATTATTAGATGCATTCTACGGAAATAACTGTAACCTAGCCTGTTCCAATTGCGACTCTAGAAGTGACGAATTAGATTTTGAAGGCCCTAGTATAGAATCTATCAGAGAAAGTATACTACTGGCCAACGAAAAGTTTGATGTAGAAAACTGGAGTATGATTGGTGGAGAACCGTTTCTTTACAAAGATAAAATATTAGAAATTATCAAGTGTATAAGAAGTATCGAACCTAATAAAACAATTTTCATGTCTACCAATGGCATGTTATTGCATAAAAATATCGACTGGGTGGTTGACCTCGTAAAGGAATATCGAGTATGGGTACAGGTTTGTAATCATACTCCGTTGTTTATGAGTAAAGACGCAATGGTCAATGCTGTTCACACCATAGGAAAGAATCTAGGGTTAGAAGAAACCGTGCCTGCTCATCTTTGGTGGTATGATGTTTTTAACTTAGAAACAGGAACAGATAACTGGAAAGAATATGTTAAAAACAAAGGTATAAACTTTGAGACAAGAGATCCAAACGACATCACCTACATGAAAGAGAATTGGGGGATACATTATATGGAATCTCCTGTATTTCAAACCATAGTCAATAAAGTAAACGGAATACCTAAACCTTTCAATAGTAATCCTGCAGATGCATATAAAAATAGTTGTCCTAGTCAGTTCTGTGCCTTTTTACACGATAAGAAAATTTATAAGTGCGGCGCATTAGGCACATTAAAAAGGTTATTAGAAAAATATAATCTAGTCGATGATCCCGAGTGGCAGAAATATCTAGCCTATAAGCCTGTAGATTTAGAAACATCTACCGAAGAAGAATTGGATCGATTTGCTGCCACACATTATTGTAGTATAGACGAATGTAGTATGTGTCCCGGTGAATATATAGGGATCGAAAAGAATAAAATAAATGTATTGAAAATTCATAAAGATGAACGATAAAATTATTTTTGGGATAGTCAATGATATTTCAACATATGCTAACCAAGAAATTAAAACCACAATACAAAATATTTTAGATTTTACAATCTCAAATCTCTATATCAAAGGATATAGAGTATTAATAGACACAGACGAAGATCGTCTTTTAAGCAAACTTGCTGACTACGACTATGCTGTTATAATGAGCCCTGGAACCGAGTATATAAACGGGTACGCATTTTTTGATTCTCTAAACAATCTTATAACAAATGATTTTTTTCTAGCAGGTCATATATTAGATAGATCAAAATACGATGCCTATTACGAACTACATCATCAGTGTTATGTTATTAATTTAAAATATTATAGACAATTAAATTACCCCGAAGTGGGAAAATTAGAATGTAATGTTCTGCATCAACAGATAGAACCGTTAAGAAGTACAGAAAATTTTCACGACGATTACACTCCTAAGACTGTATCAAAAGGAACAACAGAAAAACTTTATAATAATAGATGCCACGGTTGGAATCTATTAAGTTTATCTTTCAAAAACAATCTTCCTGTATTAGTATTTGACGAATCTATTAGGAACAATAAAAAACATTACTACCCCGAAGTAGAACAAGAATATTATAAACACTCGGAGTATATAGAATACAAATTTAATTTTTGTAAAAACGAGTTTGTTCATACTACAAACACAGAATGGTCTACTGGTATTACAGAAAGATATAATCAAGTAGTGATACCTGCAAGCGGTACCCTATATCTGGATTTAATAACTAGTGGTGTTGTAGTTTTCTATGATTATAATCAAAAGTCTTTAGACCATTACAAAGAAAACTGTATTAAAAAAGATGGTATAGATTATGAGTTTATTAAAACTGATCTGCTCAACGATCTTGAATTAATCGATCACCTTGACCCCGATCTCAAAACCCTAGTCAACTTATCAAACATTTTTTGTTATGAAGGTACTGCTGCGAAATATTCTTTACAACATAGACTTACAGCCCAAAATACTGTTGTCTCTGCTTTAAAAAATAAAATTAAAAATGTTGATATAAACTTTACTATGCAAGCAGATGATGGGCATCGATAGTATCTTTAATCAACTGAAATACTTTTTGATTTTTTGCACTATCGCCTAAGTGATTAGGAGCCCAATCTTCTTGAGGGTGTTCATTTTTTAAATTAGTAAATTCTATAAGAGGAGTACTAATTCCAATACCATGTTTCCAATCGTAGTACTTTTCAAAACTCCACATGTGTACTATTTTAGTTTTATGCGATAGTTTTTCTAAGATATAATCATCAAAATAATGTAATGCGGCTATCGCTTCTATTTTAGATTTTTCGTTATCGTGTAATTTTAAAAAATACTGCTTAGCCGCTTCAAAGACATCTTTTTGTTTTTGATGATCTTCAGTTATATCTTTTTCTTTTAATTGTAAGACACTGCCCTCGGTCAAACTTCTAAAAGTTCTATGAAATATTCTATTTGGATCAGTCCAACAGAAAAAACAAATGTCCGGGGGATTATCTATAAATGAAGGAAACTGGTTGATGATTACATCCCATACTGAACTTCCTCCTTCTCCTAGATTTACTATTTCTGCAGAGTAGTAATCTTTTATCATAGTAAGATAGGTATCATAACCATATTCTATACTATGTATGTTTTCAAACTCCATACAAAAACTGTCACCGAAAAAACCTATTCTCATGAATACTCTGCTACCAATATAGTCAGTTTAGGAATCATTCCTATATTAGATGATCCGTGATAGTCTCTTAGATTATTAAATGCATAAACATCACCTTTTTTATAATCTTTGATAAATTCATCTTCGATAATAAAAATGTGTCCTGGATGATAATCCTGCATAGGAATCCAATAAAAATTCCCTTGTTGGTTATCGGGATGAGGGTCGACATGCATGGGCATAAACTGTCCAGGAAATAGTCTGGCAATCCACCATTGAGTTATATGTGTTAAAAAAGGAAATTCTATTTGAAAATTAACATGATACGGCTCAACCACAGCCCAATGAGAATGAGATAGATCGTAGCCTGCTTTAGACAATCTTTCATGCTCATTACTTTTTTCACAGAAAGGTCTCGGCCATTCTCTAGGCAGTGCTAAGACTTCATCAACCCATTCATCTTTTATGTATTCTGAGAAATTACCAATGTATTTCATATTTCTTGTATTTTAAATTGTCTGAATTTTTTCTTCATGCTAGGATCTAGCACTACCTTTCTACTAAAACTTAATGTATCTTCCTGTTTGTCAAATGCACATAACTCACATACAGAAATAGATTGTTGAAGAGTGTTAAAAAAATATTCTATATTTTCTTGTTGATCAAATGGATCACAGCCTTTGTATTGGTCTAAAACAATAGCAGCCGCTTCTTCATATTTTACCTGTGTTTTAGCCTCACCATAATTTACCACAGGGGGGCATTTGTATAGTATACCGTGTTGAAAAGTTATCGCATCTCTCCAAGGACATTTAGCATAACTGGCTTCTCTATCTCCGCCCATTTCAAAATATACTGTTCCGTGTTCTACCTTTTTATGATATGGCGGAACCATATCTACAACTAATTGATACTTTATTACCTCTCTGCCCTCTATGAAATAACTAATTCCTTTCCACGAATTAATTCCTTCATTAGATGATTCTGTGAATGTAAAATTTTCTTTCCATGGTTTTAGTATTTCTAAAATATCATTACGAATACTATCAAAAGTTGCAGAATCGTGACAGGAAACTACTATACACGAATTACCATCTTGTATAAACTTTCTAGATAAATCTATACGTTTTGATAATCTAGTTCCGTTGGTCATAATCTCTATAGGAGTTTTAGACCATAAAGATCTAATGTTGTCAAACCAGTTTTCTAAATCCGGATGCAGATATGGTTCACCCCCGCAGATAGAAAGTTTTTCTGTTTCAAGAATTTCAGACCAGCGTTTGTATCGCTCGGCAGATTCGTCCCAGTCAAATGTGCCTAAAAAATCATAAAGGGCTAATCCTGCACAATGACTACAAGTCATGTTGCACAGATTATTGACCATTATAGATACATTGTTGGGTAGATAGATTTTTTGATTCATAGATTAGAAATCTATTTATATTCGGTAATCAGCAATGAAATCCTAGGAGTATGACCTATGTTGGCTGCACCATGAAGGTCTCTTTCATTTTCAAACTGAAACACATCCCCTGCCTTGTAATCATTAATCATTTTATTTCCGTATAGAAATATATGACCGATTTGAAAGTCTTGTAACGGAATCCAATATCTATAGCATTCTTGATCATGCGCATGAGGATCAGTATGCACTGGCATAAACTGTCCGGGCATCATTTTAGTAAACCACCAGTGTATCTTTCCTTTGGTCCACGGAGGGTTTACATTTACATATATGTCCCCATACTCATATACCCACCAATTAACAGCATTTAGATCATAACCTGCTAGTTGATATTTAGAATATTCGGCAGATTCTACCGCTGTGGCCGGCGGCCAATCTCGGGGACGGGCTTGACCGTCTCTGGTCATTATTAAATGTTCCCAGAGAGGATCAATCCATGACTGATAATTACCTAAGTATTTCATTAGTAAAAATTAAGATGATCTATACCTATGCGCTGTCTAAATTCGGGTGTAAATTTACAGTCGACTCGTAGGCTGTATTCTTGCTCAAGACTTGATTCGCCTCCATGCCAATCTTGATCGTTCCAAAAGGTAGCATGTGAGTTTACATAATGTTTGTCTTGGGTATCCGGATCCCATATATAGAATCCTCGCCTAGTTCTATAACGTATATGAATGAATTCATTATTGTGTGGTGTATAATAGTCATTTTCAAACACACCATTATTTGCATCTAAATCTCTATGTTCAAATGCTTTACCATTATGATCACAATGGAAAAATATCACACGACCTATGCGATCTATGATACCTTGTTCCTGAAGATTTTCTACCCAACGGACAACACCTGGAAAGTATCGGCTTTCCTCAGTCTTTTGACGTTCGGCATTACGTTCATTCCAATCGCCTTCGTTCCATAAAAAATAATATATGTAGGGATCATTGGCATCTAAAGAACTTTTCAAATAACGTGTAAACAAATTGCGCTGTTTATAGTCCTTAAAATCTGTAGGATAGATTTCTTTGCCCTGCACCTTTATAGGATGATCGTCTGGTAATGCCAGATACTCCTCATGTGCTTTATAGATAGGTTTCCAATTCCAAATATAACTACCTCTGCTTTGATCAAAGCCAGGCTTCATCCAAGTTCCTTCTTTGGCATAATCTCTAGCCAAAGCGAATCCTTTACACATTTCTGCATGAAGATTTATAAAACCTTTTACATCCAAAAAAGGATCTAAATTTATGTAGGGCTTACCGCCAATACCTCTAATCATGTACATACTTATCCGCTAAGTATGTACATGAAAACAGAATTCGAATACTACTATAATGATGTTCCAGGTAAAGGGCTGTGTCGTAATAATTTGATTTACACTAGCCTTATCAGTAAAGATAGAAAAACATTTTGTCAATGGTATCATAACGATACTGATTATCATAAAGGTCAAAATCAAGTTGTTGATCCAGAGTTAATGGAAGAAAAATGGTTGCGAGAAGTAAATTTTATCACCCAGATGCGTAACTCATATCCTGACCTAGTACCGAATATCACTAATATAGATTTGGAAAAAAGAAAATTATATTTTGATATCGAAGGTGCAGACTTCTGGCAACTTGCCGGTCCTATAGTTCAAGATTACGATAGTGTATTGCCCGACTGGCGTGAACAAATGTTTGAAATTTTTAAAGCACACAAGGTGTTAGGAATTTACAAATATAGTCTGCATCCTAGCAGTTACTTTATAGTCAATGGTAAACTAAAGAGTATCAACTATTTTTTCTGCTACAAAGATAACGATCCGATGATTAGTTTACGAGACGTAATGAGTCACATCAGCGAAGACAGACAAGCAGATCTATTTCCTAAGATGTCTGCTATGGGCATCGATGTAGATAGGCCGACCCCTTTCAAAGATATACAATTATTAGCATTCGAGAGTTTTAAAACAAACTTTCCGGCAGACTTCATGGACGAATGTAAGAAGTTATATGTATAATATCGTTGAATGGACTCCAGAGTTAGAACTTTCCGATTTTTATAAAGAAGCCGGAGAAAGAGGGTTCGCTAACAATTCTAGTCAAAAGGCTATGATAGATTGCTTTCGTAACGAAAAATTATGGAAAGCATGGATACTATATCAAGATGAAAAGGCCATAGGTAGTGTTGTTGCACACACTTTTGATGATGTCATGGGGTATGGTAGTTTCAGAGTGTTGGCCAGAACATGCACATTTGGTACAGCAAGACCACACGGTGGGTTGATAACTCCTCAACGATTAATTGCCGAACATCAAAACTTAACAGATCAGTTCCTACTTCCTACGTGTATTGCATGGGCAGGTAAGGATAATATCTATGCTACATCCAATGATAGTAAAGTAGCAAGTCAGAGGCTAGTACATAGATATTATTTTCCTACTTTAGAAAAAATAGGAATAGTAGAACGTATTAAAGAAGTTCATTATAGGCATACAGATCAAACTGTATGGAAGATACACGGAGATAGATTTTTAGAAAATCTAGAACGCTACCCTAGATGGATCTAAATTAGGATTAATTCTTTTTAGTTCGGACAAAACATAAGGTGTAAGTTTCCATCTAAACTCGATCTGTCTTATAGAAGGCTTCTGAGCCCAAAATATAATAGTGTCGACGATGTCGTCTTTCGATGTATTATAATCACTCACAAATGCAGTGGGATGATTTTCTGGCACTACTGTGCCTTCAATGAAACTTAAATCTAGATGTAGTATAGGAATACCGTTAGGATTGATACTTTCTAATCTGCAGGCTTCTGCTAATTCTTGTTTATCATGTACATATTGAGTAGGAATTAATTCGGGATAAAATCTACTAACACTACCCATTACAACCATCATATCAACTTTATTTTTCAATGCGTGAAAAAGTTTTAATTGCTGCGTATCCCTATATGCATTATTAATAAACAGTTCACAACCTTCTGCTTCGGCAATTACTTTGTCAAAGTCCTTATCTATATCGTATCCGTTACTTCTGCTGAGTCCCACGATATCTCTACAACTAACTTCTTTAAATTTGTCGTAGATTGCTTTGCCAATTCCGCTTGTATGACCTGTGATAACAATCTTTTTATTCATTTGGTTTTCCTGTAGGATCAAAAGACACTTCATTTATTATTGGAAATTCTAGCCATAGATCAATAATTTTTATCAATGCTTCTTTATTATTATAACCCTTGGCACTAAGATGTAGCATCAAGATATTCGATCTGGCTAATTCTTTTACTCTTTCTGCTAATTCTTTTTTATGATATGTATAAACAGGTAATTTAGGATCAGGATAAAATGCTGCAACACTTCCACATACAATCATCTTTCCGACACTATTGTATAATTGATTAAGAAATTTTATCTGAATACCGTCTGCATAAGCATTATTGATAAAAAGATCACAACCCACTGCCGCATCAACAACTTTCTCTAGACCTGTCTTGCTATTAAAACCTATAACTTCCCAACCCTTAGATAAAAAATGATCTTTGAAAGTTTTTCCTATACCTCTAGTATCGCCAGTAATTACGCATTTAAAATTCATAAGTTATAGCAAATATATTTTTATCAAAATTTACAAGATCATAAATTAATTCTTCGGCGGCATCAAATTCTACTGAAGCATTACTAAATTGAAAATTGTTTATTTTATTCAACTTATTCATAGAATTCAACCATGGACTGATATCATTATCAAACCTATACCTATAATCATAACGTTCACTTGCCGGAGTAATCGAAATATGTACAAATTTATCTAATTGTGTCCGGACTAATAGTTTTCTTACCACAAGTTGAGCCCTGATCGTTTCTCCATAATTGGTAGCAGCATGAATCTGTCCAGCATTCATTTCATACCACCTGTTATCGGAAACTGTAGGATACATATGTTGATTCAAAACATCTATTAAGAAACTATAGTTCCCCTGCAAATTTAAATGATATCGATCGTCAATATCTGCATGTGCCATGTAACTTTCGCCTGGGGCTAAGACAATTATTCTAGCCTCTCCGTGATCGAAGTTTAATGTTGAAAGTATTTCTTCCCAAACAGTTTTTTTAAATTGATCCTTTATGACCCACGGATCATAGAAAAAATTTCCTGTTGGCTGATTAAGAGCAGTCTTACCTTCAAAGTTTTTTAACTCTTGCCTGGCGAGTTCGATGATATTAGAATCAACACAGTATTCGGTTTCGGAAATCATGAAATATTTATATGCTACTATAATGGATTAAATATATTCATGGAACTTTACCTAAGACCAGAATGGACTAAAATTGGCATTAGTATTAGCGGTGGAGCAGATAGTGCTTTACTTTCGTATCTAATATGTTCTAGTACCACCGCAGAAATCCATTTTACCAATCAAATAAGATTATGGAAAACGAGGCCTTGGCAGGAATATGTAGCCGATCAAGTTATCGATTGGTTTAAAACTCGATTTAAAAATAAATTTTTTGTTCATAGAAATTTAATACCGCCTGAACTAGAATGGGCTGATAAAGGTCCAAATATTATAGACGAGTATGGCAAACTAAAAAGCGGTAATCAAATCATATTACGATCACACAACGAGTACATAGCGCACAAATATAAATTAGATGCGTTGTATGGAGGTATCAATCAGAATCCGGATATAGAAATACAAGGTGCATTAGAAGATCGTAATCAGGGACACATCCCTCCATATTTTCTACACGACGGTGTTGCTATCTGTCATCCATTTGTTAATACTAAAAAAGATTGGATCATTAATCAGTATTATAAGAATGATATTTTAGACTTGTTAAAAATTACAAGAAGTTGTGAAGGTGAATTCGAGGGTATAAATTATAAAACATACTTACCGGGACAGAATATTCCCATTTGCGAAAACTGCTTCTGGTGCAAAGAAAGGTCGTGGGCCATTGAACAATCAAAGTAAAACATTTTGTATGCACCCTTTTACAGGGTTGGCAACCAGAGAAGATGGTGCAATTAAAATTTGTTGCCGTAGCCTTCCTATAGGTTGGATTCAAGAAGAAAGTTTAGAGTCTGTATGGAACAACGAAACTATGAAAAATGTTCGCAAGCAGATACTTAACAACGAACGTCCTGAAGTTTGTAAACCCTGCTTCGATTTAGAAGACCAAGGTGTTGAGAGTTTACGTCAACGACATATTAATGGTGTTATTCCTGAGGCACGTATTAATCTATATCCAAATGCCTTAGACCAGTTAACTGAAAACTACACTATGCCTTTTGAATTTCCAACGATGGAAATCAAATTGAACAATCTTTGCAATCTTAAATGTAGAATGTGCAATCCTTTAGATAGTACTAGTTGGAAAGATTGGGACGAAGTTAAACCGTTCTACGAAAAAGAAAATAATTATCTAGTTCCTACAGTTTCTAAACTGGTAAGAGTTCCGGGTCAATATATAGGACCTTTTGACAATACAGATAACTGGTGGAAAGATTTTGAAAAATTAATTCCTTATTTCCGTAGAGTAGAATTTGCTGGCGGGGAGCCTCTAATGGATCCTCAGCATTATAAGATACTAGACATGCTTAAACCCTATGGTAAGAATATTGAATTAAAATATGCAACAAACGGAACCACGTTGGGCATAAGCAAAGGAAGAACCATACATGACTATTGGCCACATTTTAGAAGCATTGCCGTTAACGTCTCTATTGACGGCATTCACGATGTTTACAATTACATTCGCAGTAACAGTAATTTTAGCGAAGTTGAAAAAAATATCAAAGAAATAAAATCATTGCCTAACATTAGTAGAATAGTAGGAGCATTTACCGCACAGGCCGGAAACATATTACAAGCCGCTGAGTGCATCGATTATTTTATCAATGAAATGGGCATAGTATTCTATAGTCATCGTGTGAGTTATCCCAATGTATTATCTGCTCAGGTTTTACCTCAACCCTTAAAAGAAGAAGCAATTAATAGATTAAAATCAGTCGAACAACGACTGTTTAGTTTTCCTGCTATAACTGAGAATGCGTTGTTAGAAAAAATAACAAGACAACAGATCAAGGACAACATTAACTATCTTAACGCCAAAGACCAAAGCCATTTATGGTTAGAATTCTTAGACTTTAATCGTAAATTAGACATAACAAGAAATCAAAGTTTGCTCGATGCTGTTCCGGAGTTTGCTGCCTATGCATAAGATAACTTCAGTATGGCCACATCAAGATCAGGTTAAAGTAGAATGGAATATTGGAAAACGTTGCAACTACGACTGTAGTTACTGTCCATCAGAAATACATGATAATTTTAGTCCTCATACCGATATTAATATTTTAGAATCGGCTGTTGACAGACTCTGCGAACTGGATAAGCCATTAAGGATCAGTCTTACAGGCGGTGAGCCTTGTGTTCACCCTGACATAGAATCTCTACTAGATTATTTTAAACGCAAAAATATTTTTTGGGTTAACATAACAACAAACGGAACACGAGGCTATCGATGGTATCTAGAAAATGAAATGTATTTCAACCATCTTGTGTTTAGTTTGCATTTCGAACATGATTGGACTAGAATAGTCGATACAATTATGAAGTATTACGATAACACAGAAAGAGAATTTTTTGTTAACGTAATGGCGCACCATAATAAGATGGATCATGTTCGAAATGTCGTTAAAGCATTTAAAGACATAGGAATTAAATTTGCTGTTCGTCGTATACGCTGGACTGAAGGAGATCATAACGTATTTGACGATCTTCGGTATGAGGGGAAAGACTTAGAATGGATCTTAGAGCAAGATGCTACAGCGAAACCTAATTGTCGTATAAACGACGAACAGATCATTCACGCCAATGATGTAATTAAACAACATATGAATCAGTTCAAAGGTTGGACTTGTAATGCTGGTCTTGAAAGTCTTATGATTAATTGGGATGGCGAGGTACATCGTGCTACCTGTAGAGTGGGCGGTAGCCTAGGCAACATATACAAAGGTACGTTTGCTGCTCCTAAAGATCCTATTATATGTACCAGAAATTGGTGTACATGTGCTGCTGATATTCCGTTAACTAAACAGGCGTTATAGGAATATATTTTGTTGTATTAATTTCAGGTTGGCAGTAGCAAATTTCTTTGTGGCAGGTAGTAGGAAGAATAGTAGGCGAGAATTTCTCTATGAAGTTTTCATCTAATATATTAAACTTGTAGTTTAAGTCATATAGATTTTCGCCGCAGGCGCCTTGTAGATCTCCGACCTTGTTAATAAAAAATGTATCTATTCCTAGATTACATTTCCAATCTTTAAATCTATTTAGATCGTTTAAAGACAGCCAATTATTTGAAACTTTAATTTTTTTGTAATTGTCATATACCACAGTAGATTTTGTGTCAGGTATTTTTTTAGATCTAAACCAATAAAAAAGATTTGGTATTCTTTTTAATGACCTAGAAATGAATTTCTTCTGATCGTCAGTATATGTTATAGTTTTATGAAATACCTCTATCACAGTGATAGGCCACCTGTACTTACTGCATTTTAATTGATCAATTATTTCAAGACATGTATCCCATTTGTGAGGATCCATCAAAACCATAGTTGTAAGATTAATATTTTTTTTATAAAGTAAATCTGCCACTGATATTATATGATCAGTATTAACATACTGATGATGGCAACTAATCATTACGTGATCAAATAACTGTGCATTGTCGTCCCACCATCGTAGTGTTCTACTACCATTTGTTGATATACTCACTAAAACGTCAAAGTTATCTTTGAAGTGTTTAATAAAAGGCCCTATGTTAGGCCATACTGTAGGCTCTCCGCCGATTATATGTAATAAAAATTTTGTTTTATTTTGATTATTTTTATAGTAATTTAATAAAAATGAAAGATTTTTAGTTAACGGTTCTAAATTCGGCCACCTATGTGTTCCTTCATTACTGCCAGGAAAACAGTACCAGCATTTATAATTACAAACATTGCTAAGAAACAATTCTATTCTTAAAAAATTAGAATCAACATTTGAATCTATTCTTATAATTTCGTTCATGTTAAATGTTGTAATTCTGGAAATACATTTTTAAAATTTGTATTTCTTAGTTGATCTAATCTATCGATGTACTCTTTAAATGCAGGAAGTAAATGCGTATGATCTTCCGCATCCATAAAATCTAAAACCGCTTGCCATCGCTTCCATCCGTATGGATTTACTTTCCAGAAGTCCTCGTCCTGTCTATAATTAACATACAGCCAATTAGCGAACTCTGCAAACTTGCGTCTTACTTCTGCTTTATCCTCAGGCGGCAAACATCTGATGCTAAGGAAAGTAGGAATATACAACAGATGCATATTGAAGATACCGCCACCTGCCTGTATTCCGCCTGTAACATTGTCAAAATTTACTTTCTTGAAGTTCTGCTGTATCTTCCAACGAGCAAAATCTGGTAAATGTTTAATGTTTAAGATCTGTATGGCAGTGGCTACACTAACATGTATATTGGCTGGTGTGTTATCTAGCCTGTGCAGATTCTTTTCGATGGTCGCCCAGTCACTGGGATATCTTATGTAATAGTTTCTATCGCTACAAGCATCGATACTAAAACCTACTTTGACTTTTTTAAACTTAGTCCAAAGATCGATTATATCTTCATCTACTAACAATCCGTTGGTATTATAACGAATTAAAATTTTATCTGCATATCCTTGTCTGATAATTTCTTCTAAGAACATTTTATGTTCTCTGATCATTAAAGGTTCGCCACCTGCAAAATATACCTGTTTGAGATTAGGTATTTGTTTGTACATCTCATCCCAGAAATCTGGATTTTCATGCCAAAAGTTGTTAAAATCTTTTCTGTTCCAAGCCATCTGTTGTTGAAGGGCCTTGTGTTGAAACAGAGGATATATCTTTTTGTGATCCCCGACCCATTGGCTGCTGTCATGTGGGGAACACATAACACATTTTAAATTGCAGGTATGTCCCAATCTAAGATCTAAATAAACTAATCTATCCGGAATAGTACCATCTTCTTGAGTGTTTGTAAGTAGGTCGTCGATATCTATACCTTCTTCCATCCACGTGCCGGTTTCCCATACACGTTTACTGGCCACACCTTTGCCTTCTTCTTGAAAACACTTAGAACAACTTGTAGGAATGTTTCCTTCTAACATGATCCTACGAACTGATTTCATATATTCGTTGTTCCATGCGCTCATAGGTGTTTCTTTTCCGAAGTTAGCAGGAACTCCGTTTTCGTTTTTTACAAGTCCTACTGTATGATCATTACCTGCACCGCTGGCATTTGCTGAGCAGCATAGACGCATATCTCCGTTAGGGCGAGTAGCAAAATGTATCCAAGGAAGTATACAAAATGTTTTACTTCCGCTTGCTTCTGCTATTTTGTTTTGCCACAATCCTAACTTAGTAGTTCCAGACTGCATCCAATAAATTTCATTTTCTTCCATTGCAATTCTTCACACAGGTCCAGGGTTTTAATCTCTGTAGTTCGTTATTTAGATCATTCCATGGTAAATCGTAAACACTATTGAATGATAAATTCGGTACACCTAAATCTTTAAATTTTAATTTGGTATCTTGAACTACTAAGTTTCTTAATTTTTGTATAGGTAAAGACTCTTTGATAGGTTGTTCTACCCAATCAGAACCTATCCAGCAGCAGGGAAATACATTTCCTCTACTGTCCACATAAATTTCTTTTTTCTTAATACAGGCAGGATCTATTGCGGTTTCGGAAACTTTCTTTTCCCATAATGAAATATCTTTACTAATTTTTTCTAAAGGTAAAAATTCTACAACAGATTCTTGTACAGCAGGTTCTAGATAATATTCTATATTTCCTTGTTTATCTTCTACAGGATATGTCTGCATGTCATAGAATCTTCTAGTATACTTAAAATTAATATTAAGAAATCCTAGATCTAACATCTGTTTCTTGAATTCATCTAATTCTTTTTGATTATGTTTGAATACTAAACAATCTATAGATGCCTTGCCGCCTGCAGAAATAAATGCAGAAGCGTTATCTATAATTTTTCTCCAATTAGTTCCTCTTCGATATAAGACATGACTGTTTTCAAAACCGTCTATACCAAAAGTACACATATGATTCTGTCCTAAAGAGCCGGCAAGTTCTTTCCACCATCCGGTGTCTCTAGCACTTCCGTTAGTGTGTATTCCAATATGGCATGTATCATTCACAGATCTTACATAGTCATGTATCTCTAAACAGTCTTGTGCAATTATAGGATCTCCGTAATTACCGCACGAATAAAAATTTTTTAAACTAGTTAAAAAGTTTTCAGGAAACCATTGTTTAAAAACATCTAATTTTATTTCGTGTTGCCCCACGAACGATCTTTCTTTCCCACCATTTACATTCCTAGCACACATAGGACAACTGGCCTGACATCGGTCAGTTAACTCTATATGAAGATCTGTGATATTGTTAGGATACATATTACCAAATATTAAAAAGATACTTAGGGGTCAAACCTGAATTCATTCCAGCATGCCAACTTTTTCTACTAGGCCACTCATAGACTGATCCCTGTTGTTGATTATAGAAACATTGATCTTCAACTATTAAAATATGCCCATGTGCAGGTGGACTAATATGGCAGTGAAACCTTCTTATATCCGTTCTAAGAGATAACTCAACTTCGTCGTCATTAACATCCCAATGCCAAGGACTAAAATGTCCTATATGTATTCGACTGATCCAGCAACTGTTATATGAAGTTAATCCTACAAACTCACAAAATTTTTCAGGTATCTCTTTACTAAAACTATCCCCAGAAACAAACATATCCCAACCTACATTGCCGCCCTCGTGTACGGTTTTAAAATTTGCACGTTTCCATATATCTGTAACTTCGTTCAATCCAGGTATAGGATCTCCTTCCTTGTGACTAGGTCCAACATACGTAGGAGAGGTATTCTCTAAGTGTTTTATTAGATTATTCCAATCTATAACATCACATATTCCAATATGCTTGATCATTTATAACCTAAAAAGTGGAAATAGTATTGAGGGAACTCACCACCATTTGCTGCCGAGTGATAATCTTTGTAACTGTCCCATTGAAAGATATCTCCCTGCTTATTATAGTATAATGCCTCTTTATCAAAAACTAAAACACTAGCCGGTCTTGGCTTGTCTATACAACATACGTATCTATAAAGCATTCCGTATTGCGCTAACCATTCTTCTTCCTTATCCTCTACATCCCAATGATAAGGAATAATCTTTCCAGGAAATACTTCGCTGATAAAGACTCTTAATGGGTTGGCCTTGATAATTTCAGAAAATATTGTTTGAACTTCTAAAGGAAAATGCTGCCCAGGATAATAATCTAGCCAACTGATATCATCTAATCTATAACCTGCTTTTTGCCACGTACCTATTACATTGTGGTAGGATCCTAATAACTTTTCATCTGTATGAAATTGTGCTTCGGAACGATCTACTACAGATGTAACGGTATTAACATCTGGGTCGTTTCTGGACTGGCAAGTTCTAATAACTGTATCCCAATCAATCAGATCGCCAGTATTACCGATGTAGATAGTCATTCGGGGTCTGTTCCAAAAATTTCTTTGTAGATATATTTCATATCCTGATCGCCCCATACTACATGTTTGCCCATAGAACCTTTAAACATTCGTTCTAGATTATATTTTCCATCTATTATATCGCCGGTTTCTTCTAATCTAAACTTGGCTGTATGATGAATAATACTATCCATCCATACAGCATCTACCCAATAATTTTTAACAGGAATACAACCGTACCAGTCTATTGACTTCATGATTCCGTCAGTATCTATAAAATGACAATGAGGGTACATGGTTAACTTGTACGTTCCGGATTTGTGTAGATCTACTAAAATATTTTTAATCTGTTCTTTCCAATCAGGGCAAACATAATCTAAATTCTTGCTGCCATACAGCATATGATTACAACTTTCGCCATGCCATTGGAAAAAGATTCTTTTTTTGAGATAGTCTATGTCTAAAAGTTTAGGCATAAAATAATGATCTCTATACTCTAAAATATATTTTACTTCTTGATCAAAGAAATAATCCACAGCCTCCTTGGTGTAAAGCGGCCTTATAGAATCCTCTAATCGTTGATATTTGTTAAGCCAGTCATAATTAGCACAAAACACAGTACCTTCGGGATTAAACAAAGGTTCGTAAGTTTGCTGCGACATACATTCAGTCCCAGCAGCATCTAATTTGAAAAAAGGCTTCCAATTATCTATGTTCATTCTACTCTAGGTCCGTTGGCTAGAAAGAAGGCGGCGATCCATTTTATTCCTTTAGTGACGGGCAATGATTCGTGGATGGTGGACCAATTTACCTTTTCATCCGGATAATCATATTCAAAATACATTACTCCGCCTAACTCAGGCTCTACTGTAACATTTAACTCTGGCCAGGTACACCTACCACCTTCATAGCCTTCGTTCAACCAAAAAATTGCTGTAGCCTTACGGTCTCCCCCCTTTGCATAGTAAGGAACGACTTTGGTATCGTAAGGATAGTCATGATGTAGGCCGAAATATTGATTAGTATTGTATCTATAGATGTCGCCTGCTTCAATGTGAGAAATAGGTACTCCTATCATTTCTACTATTTTCTGCTTGAAAAATTCTCTATCTAGGGGGTCGGTATTTTCGCTAATAGATCGTTGTTCAACTTCTTCAGTGATCTGTCCGTAGGTCTGCTCTCTAGATTCTAATCCTGCGTTAGGATTCATAGCATTATCATATTTTTCAACAAAGTGTTTACATTCTTCTGGCGTAAGTACGTTTCTGAAAACAGAAATTTTTGGGTACTCTAGATATTTTATTTCTTCAAACATTTTTCTTTCCTATGATCATAAATCTTTTATACAACGGTAGTTCTAATTCTCTGGCCCATAGCACATCAACATTCGATTGTTCTATAAATTCTTCTAAAGAATTAGCAATCCTTACATGTTCTGGAATATTGTAATCGTTACTTTGAAGGACTAATAGGCTGTTTTGAGGATGGCCGCTGAGCCATATGTCATACTTATCTTGCGTTATATGTTCACAACTTGTATTAATAATAATATCAGCATCGCTACGAAACATACACATGTCTGCGGTTACTGCACGAAACTTTCCTTCCATTTCTTCTTTTTTATTCATCATTGTGGCCACAGATTCGCACTCAGGATCTATGTCAATACTGCGAATATGTTTGATAGGAATAGCACTTTGGAATAACATACTGGCTAACACCCCTACCCATCCGCCGTGAATATCAACAGTTAACGGAAAATTCAATTCTTTGTTGCGCTCTGGATAGATGTAACATACCAAATTCTCTATCAGCCACTCTTTGCTTTTTAACTGTCCTTTCCAGAAGGCGTCAAGGGTACGAAGTGGATCTTTGCTTTCACGGATAGCACACATCCAATAGTGTAGGTGTTCGAGGTCTATTTGCATTTTGGTATCTTCGAATCTGCGGAACTAACACAACTTGGAGTCATACATGCTTGAGGTTCTGTAAACAATTTGAATCCTTCTGTTAATGTTCCTAATGGTTGATCGTGGCAACTGTAAGATCTTTTAACTTCATTGCCTCTAATAATCATACTTTGATAACCGCTGTTACAGGTCCATCCTTTAAATTTATTAAATCCAAAAGCATTAAACCTTTCAGCCTGATCAAACAGATGTTCAACATTATCATTATCGTACAATGCTATTTGATAAATTTCTTCTCCTCGAAATTCTTGAGGGAACCCAGTCCGCATTAATTTAAGCATCTCTTCAGTATAACCATCGACTACAAAACTAGCGGTAGGATCACTCTGAGGTTTAAGAGTAACATTAATACCTCTTTCAACAAATCTCGCACATCGTTCATACAATTGAAAAAATTGCTCAGGTACCATGACCTGATTTATAGTTACATAAACACCATCATACATTAATTGGAGACACTTATCTCCAAATTCTTGTTCTTTAGCAAATTCAGAATGATAACTCGCTGTAATACTTCGTCGAGCATTCATTTCAGAAGCAGAGCACCACGACTTCCACCATTTAGATCCTGGACTGAGATTAGTAGTCATATGCAAACTTTGATATGGTGTTTGCATCCCGTCGTCTAAATGTGCAATTAACTCTAAAAGACCTTTATAGGCTGTAGGTTCGCCGCCACTGAAACTCCAATGAAATTGTGTAAATCCGTTTTGTCTTGCTTGACTTTTGATTTCATCTATAGTCTTTTTGTAGGCTTCTATAGTTTGATAGTCTTGTCTATCAGACCTAGCATAAGGCCAACAGTACGAACAGTTATAATTACAGAATCGCCCTAGTATCCAACTGACAGAAAACAAAGGTCTTTCCATCATAGTGCGTTGCCCAAACTTTACTATGCGCTCAAACGGAATAGATTCAAAGTTCTGCATTAAAATTTTTCCTCAACTACCTGTTTAAAAGACCTTGGACTATACTCAGGATGAATATTCTTTAACTTTGTTATATTAGGCATACGTCTTTTAACGCTACCTTCTCTGCCAGGAGTCAGTCTCCATTGTATTTTATAGCCTAGTTTGTCTGCTAGAATGTTAGCGGCTTCTAAGATGTTTATTTCTTCATCGCTGCCTATATTGATCACTTCTCTGTTGGTCTGTCGGTATATGTGCAATAATGCCGTGACAGCATCTTCAACATAACAAAAGGATCTAGTCTCGTCATGACCGATTATCGTATAATCGCTGCCTTTTATCTTGTTTATAATATCGTAAACAAAGTGCCCTGGGCCGCTGTGCTCACTATAGACATTAAAGAACCTTGCAATTAGAAAATCAATATCGCTGTTAAACAAATAATTTTCTGATAAAATTTTAGGAATCCTATAACTCCATCGAGGGTTATGTATATTCTCTATGTGAACGTCAGTTTCTTCTGCTGTAGGAAAATTATCTGTACCTGCTATTACTTCGCTACTACTAGCATAGATTAACTTGCACGATTTATTCTTTTTAACAAAATTAAAAATTGCTATATCATTGCTAACATTGTTTTCTATAAGTGTATTTGGAATCTTATAAAAATACTCAGTACCGTTTATAGCAGCCATGTGAAACACAAACTTGAAATTATTTGTAGTATTATTCAAATATTCAATCAAGTCTGATTTGATAAATGTGCATTCAGGAACATACGAAGGGTATCTAAAATTATTATCTACACCTACTACTAAAAAACGACCAGATAGTTGTCTGCATATTTCTCTGCCTATTAGGCCCGAAGCACCAGTGACTAAAATTTTTTCTGCCATTCTTTATTAAGATCTCTAATATGTTTAAACCATTGGCTATCGAGTTGTTCTTTATCTATTGAATCTATCAAAAAATCTAAGTCTTTAGGCAAACATTTTCCACCGAATCCTCTTGTTCCGTCATGCCCCGGCACCTCCATGTATGTTTGACTGTGTGCTACTTTAAAATACATGCTCTTTACTTTGTCGTAATTGGCATCTGCTTTTTGCGACATATCGTAAAATATGTTAGCAAATGCTATTCTCATCACAGCGAAGTTGTTAGAAAACATTTTAACCAACTCCGCTTCGCTAGTCGAACACTGAATGATATCATCGGATAGCAACCAATCGGGTAAATTAACTGAATTATGTCCAACTATTAAAGGACGATTCTGGCAGTCCTCTTCCCAAAATCGTTCTCGCAAAAATTCCGGAATATAAATTAGTTTGATACCAAATTCTTTTTCGATTTGATCCGAGGTTCCAATTGGCAAGGTGCTTCTAATTACGATTTGCACTTTTGAATTTTGATGTATTAACAGAGATATTTCTTTTTTAAGTATTTCTATATGTTGATAGTTTTCTGTTGGAATACAGATGAAAACGAATTTACACGCCTTAAGATCTGATCTTTTAGTATTCAAAAGGGTGTCGTGAATGGTTACTACTTGTTTTTTCAACAGTCCGTAATGTGTTCCGCGGCCGACATATCCGTAGCCAATTATTCCAAAATAGTCGTTACTAAGGGTCATTGTTTATCTCGATTCGAAGTATATATGCGTTGCAGAGGTCGAAAACTGCTATATTTGACACAAAAATATTTGATTATTTGTATAAAGACTTATATAATGTACTTGTGGTCGTCAGTGGAATTGGTAGACCTCCTGTCCGTTGCGAAACGCACTTGGGATTGGATTTTGGCATAGCCTAAAATCTTTGTAGGTTCGAATCCTACCGACCACACCATATTCTAGAATAAGTAGAATACTACTAACAAGAGGAACATATATGTCAAACACAGTAGAACAACTAAAAACAGCATTTGAAAACTTTCTAGCAGAAGATGCAAAATTTGCAGGCGGTAATAACGCTGCCGGAACTCGTAGTCGTAAAGCACTACAAGAAGTTGGTAAACTTGTTAAGGCACGCCGTAACGAAATTACTGCTGAAAAAAATGCCCGCAAAGAAGCCAAGGCGAAATAAAGTGTTAACCGAGGAGCAGAAAAAAATCTTGGATGATCTACAATCATCCGAGATTACAACTATAGATCTAAGCGGTTACGGTGCTGCATGTGAAACTTTGTCTTTTGATAGTCTTACTACCGCAGACACCATAACGCTCAGTGGTTCAACACTATCAACAATTGATACATCATCTATTTCTACAATCACCTTGCCATCTGTTTCTTACACAGGCAGTGGTGGAGTTAATTATGGAAATACAACGATATCAGGCTCAAATTGCTACCCTACTTGGACTACCACAGGTACAGGAACTTACTCATACAATACTGGAATTGGTATTAGTCCTTCAACAGTTCATATTAATACTGATGGTATTGAAATTAAAGAAGGCGGAGATATAAAGGTCGACGGAAAAAGTCTTAAAGATTTTATGACTAAGATGGAACAGCGACTTGCTATACTAGTCCCCGATCCTGCAAAACTCGAAAAGTTCGAAGCATTAAAGAAAGCATACGAACATTACAAAACAATGGAAAGTCTTTGCTTCGACGAACCAAAAGATGAAGAAAATAAATGAATGTTAAACTTGTCTCATACTCACAACCTACCGCCGAGTTCTCCGATATGGGGATCTCGGATGCTCAGGAACTCATTGCGTATTGCGCCCGTGTCTCAAACCCTAGCAACCAATTCAACACAGACACAAGCGAGAAACTCATCAAATACTTGGTCAAACACGCACACTGGTCACCACTCGAAATGGTCTCAGCATGCCTCGAAATTACCACAACTAGAGATATTGCAAGACAAATCTTGCGACACAGATCATTCTCCTTTCAAGAGTTCAGTCAGCGATATGCTGACCCTACTAAAGATCTCTCGTTCGTACATAGAGAAGCACGACTCCAAGATCCAAAGAACAGACAAAACTCCGTCGAACTTGATGTTGTCAGCAACCTCGACCATAGAGAAACAGCCAAACTATGGTTGGAGAAACAGCAAGAAGTTATACGCACAGCCAGAGAAGCCTACACCTGGGCTGTTTCTAATGGCATAGCCAAAGAGCAGGCTCGTGCAGTATTGCCAGAAGGACTTATTGAAAGTAAACTTTACATGAATGGTACATTGCGCTCTTGGGTACATTTTATCGAACTGAGGTCCGGAAACGGTACACAAAAAGAACATCAGTTGATCGCTCTCGAGTGTGCTAGGGTAATCGCAGCAATTTTTCCTATGAGCGAGAGTTTGATTAGCAATGACTGATGAACTTCACATATTCTGTAAGAACTACGAAGCCCGTATATTAAACGATCAAAAACGTAGAGCAAAATATCATCCTCCAAAATTTTTTACAGACCCAGAACGTGCCGATATCATTCGCAATGATGTTGTAGAATATGAAACAGAAAAAGTCTATACTTTAGAAATACCGGAGGGAAGATTACGTGCTTTGGTTGAGTTAGAACAAAAGTTCTTCCGATTTCATAGACATGATCACGGTCAAATTGATATGTTTCAAACTCTAATGGAAAAAGAACGTGAAGAAGCGTACCATCGCCAAACTAATCCCGCAGTCCAAAAAGCCTATGAGCAGTATTCTATCATGCTTAATTTAGCAGGATATCAAAGAAAAATATGACTGTTGAACAGATAATTTGGGCGAACGTCAGTTTTATTATTCTTATTTCTGTGGTTTACGCACATTCAAAATGGTCAGAGATCAGAAAATGTTATAGTTTGTGGTTCACTCGAGAATATTGGACAGATTATAATATAGTTGAATTTGCAAGTTGGGCTGCAAAAGCCGTGATCATTGTGCCAGGTTTAATTTTTGGAATTCAAATTTGGTGGTTTTTTTTCTTAACATTGTTTACTAGTCTAACATTAATTTGGGCCAGCAATAAAAAATTATTGCCTACTTTAGTAGGCTTTAATACTATTTGGGTTTGGATCAGTTGTATGGTTTTGGCACAAAATTTAATCAAATAAAAAGATTCAAAAATGAATCATATTGACAAGTTTTTTGAAATCTCGTATAATTAAGTTGTTCGACAGAAAGAAAATATTATGAGAAATTATTGGACTTGCTCAAAATTTGCAGATTGGATCCGTGGCACTACCAAATTAAAGTGTGGCACAGGAAAAGAATGGCGTGAATGGGAAGAAGCCGCTAAGGCTCGATATCCTATTCGCTGGTGGATTGCTGAGGAAGGTTTGGACAAACTACAGGACGTTTGGTGTTACATACCTGAAAGGTTAAATGATGTACGCTACTATATCAACAATCGCTGGGTATCTAAAACCCACGCTCTTACTGCTCATCCAAGCGATATTCCTCGCGGCGAGTGGCGTGATGTTGGCAACCGTTTTCTTCCATGTCTTTTTAACGAACTTGTGGATTTTGTTGAAGTAGAACAGGCCTGGCATCACTGTATGTGGGACGACGAATCCCGTAAAAAGTATCGCACACCTTGGTGGCGCAGTGGTTGGCTACGTTGGAGAACTTGGCGCTGTCCAGAAGCAGGTATTGACTATCTTAAGTGGGCCAGCACTCTTACCAACGAAGAATTCCTAGAAGAAGGTGAAAAGCACAAAGCCGAACCTACTTATCAGGCCAAAGCCGCTAAGGAAATCCTAGAACTCTACACCTGGTGGAAAGAAGTCTATCCAAAGCGACCAGACGTACACGATGCTAGTGGTTGGCATGACTATTGTGAAATGCGCCGTGAAAAAGGATATCATCTTCTAGACATGGAAGATAAAACTCCAGAAGAAGCAGAAATGTGCAGAATCGCTCTTAATAAAACTCAAGAGATTGAAAAAGCATATAATGACGAAGACGAGGCTATGATGATTCGTCTTATCAAAGTTCGTGAGAGCCTTTGGACCTAGCATGAAAACTTCTGCATTTAGAACATGGGTTAGAGAATTATGGTATGCTAACTGCGAAGAACATACCGAAGTAAAAGAACCTAGATACACACATGCAGAATATTTCAATAAGTTTAAGTGGTGGTTAAAACGAGAATATAAACATCAAAGGATGAAAAATGTCTGAAGAAAATCACATGACTGAAGAACTAGAAAAACTATATCAAGAGTATTGGAATTTTCATGGCACCATGTTTGATAAAGACTATAGTCCTATTGAAATCGCTGCTATTCTGATTGCGCAAGGTCTAACTCTTTATCGTACAGTGTTAGACGAAGAAGACTATGAAAAAATGGTAACTAGTATTTTAGAATCGAGCCAAAAAGTCTTGAAATTAACTCCTGACATGGGTATACTACATTGATGAAATTGCAAACTCCCGCAGAAGGAATCCTTAAAAAAAATGATTGGGGTGATACCAAAATGTATCACGTTGTTTGTGAATGTGGTTCGGAAGACCATACCCATGATATTTGGATAGAAGCAGAAGATATAGGTGTCAATGTTACAATATATGCAACCGTAAAATCACCTTGGTGGTCTATGAATCGTATTAAACAGATCTGGAAATTGTTGACCAAGGGATATCTAGAACATCAAACTGTTCTAACTATGAATGAACAAACAGCATACAACTACAGCAAGACACTAGAGAAAGCCATAGACGATGTCCGACAATTCAAACAAGAGCGTGTCAAAAAGTCCTGAGAGACATACCTTCCAAAAGCAAGGTTATATCAAGCGTATGCAAGAAAAAGGCGAACCTGTCAATGAATCATATCTTGATTATTTTCAAAAGATAATCGAAGATAATAAACACAAGTTTGAAGATCCCAAAAGCAGAATCAATAACATGGAATACGACCTGTTAACTTCAGATTGGATCTTGAAGAAAGTTCGTTCCGACGAAGCATACGCTCAAAATTTATATGCGGCTATGTGTAATAACGGCTTTATTAAAATGGATGTCATTCCTATCCTTAAACAAGAAGAATGGAGTTGCTCTTGGCGTTATGCTGGGGGTATAATCGCCGATATGCGACAACAAGGCGATTATATTGATTGGTACTGTTCTGGTATTAGAGACAGTTATCAATATTCTGCCGATGAAGAACAATGTACCAGAGAACAATTAGACAGATTAGAAGTAACAAAAAGATACGTGCCAGAAGGCTGTGTATCCGTCGAGGTCCGGAATGATCTCCAAAGTCTTGGTTGGGTTTTGGCGCCCGATGGAGATTGGAAAAATTTTGAATAACCTAATAGGAGATTAATAATATATCATGACCTGGGAACTTTATGAGGTCTGGGCCGAGGATGAGGATGGCCATGAGCGTTTAGTAGATACTACCAAAAGCAGAAAAGAAGCGATTGGTTTGGCAAGAAAAACCGTAAATGAAGGTTCGGTATTAGCCAAAGTGTTTAGAGAAACCGAAGATGGTGATTATGAGGAAATTGAAATTATAAGTTCCGATTGACAAAACTTATCAAAGATGGTATAATATATAAATCGTAAACAATTTAGGAGCAAGGAATGGCCACTAAAGCCGCTGTTAAGAAAACCCGAGTTACTGCTAAAGAAGTTGCAGAACACCGTGCAAAAGTTGGTCGCGATCTAAGCCCAAAATGGGATGGTTGCGAAACTTGGGACATTGATACTTTCCTTAAACATTTCCGATCCAGCATGGATTGGTATCGTATGGAATCCAGCGGCAAAGATCTAAAACCCAAAGTCATCAATTGGATGAGTGTTAACGGGTTTACTAAAGATCAAATTAAAGCATTCAAAGATACCAAAGACTGGCGTTCTAATGTCACTATGGGGGCCATTGCTGCGTGTCTACTCAAAGGTATGCCTCCTTATCGTGCCGATTTCAATCACGGTAGAAACACTGCTCAGTGGTTAAGTGAACAGATTAATAATGTAATCGAGGCGGGCAAGGATGACGTTGTTGAAGAAGATTCTGAGAAAAAAGATACTGGTCCTATAGTAACTATTCAAGATCGTGTTCGCGAAGCCACGTTTAAAATGACTGAAGAAATAGAAGATGCTATCGAATCTTTCTCTACAGATCCCGAAGCATTTGATCCAAAGGCTTTCAAACTTGTAAATCTATTAAAGGGCAAACAGGTCAAAGCGGCTCATGCTAGGATTATCAAGGACTACTATCAGCGGCAGTATGATGAATATGCAGAGTTGCTCGAAGGTAAATGCGAACAACTCAAAGAGGCTTATAGTCATCGCACCAAATCACAGATAAAGAAAATTTTTGCGTTTCACCAAGAAATACTCAGCGCCTGTGATATGCTGATGCAGGAAGCCAAAATTAATCGTAAGCCTCGCAAAGTCAAAGCAATTAGTAAGGATAAACTTATTGCTAAGATGAAGTACGCTAAGACTCACGATCAATTGAAACTAGTCTCAGTTAACCCTGCTGATATTATTGGCAGCAAGGAACTGTGGGTTTATAACACTAAAACTCGTAAGTTAGGCAAATATATTGCTGAAGACTTCAAAGATTTGGCTGTTAAAGGCACTACAATTATTGGGTTCAGTGAGAGTAAGAGTGTTCAGAAAACCCTGCGCAAGCCCGAAGAACAATTAAAAGAGTTCAAAAATGCTGGCAAAGTTACCCTTCGTAAGTTTTTAGAAGACATTAAAGCAGTAGATATTAAACTCAATGGGCGAATCAACGAAGATACTATTTTATTAAAAGTGTCTTAATCAAATCCTTGAGGTTTGATAAATATCGTTATGAACGATCAAACCTCAAATCCATTAGAAACTATAAGTCAAGCCCTTGCAGATCTTGCTAAACACCGCACTTCTACTGATGCGGTATTTAGTGACCTACGTTTTTTAGAATTCAAATCTAAAAAAGACGAAAGTAATGCCGGTAAAGGGCTGATTTTCAGCGGGCAGGGACATACCAAACAATTGGTTTTAGGTTCAGATTTACAGAGTTTTTTCGTATCCGAAAATCTAAATCTTGATACTGATAGGTCTTACCACATTGCAAATGTAGAAGTTCTTAATGCATCATCACTAGGTAGAACTGTTGTTAAGAGTAATCTTCGAGAATTAGGAAGATTGAAAGGTTTAACGGTTGACGGCTCAGTAACTGTTAACAACTATCTTTTTTATAACTCAACTGCTGATAGGCTAGGCCTAGGTACTGATGCACCAAACGCGGCTTTTAGTGTTGCAGAAAATGCCATAGAAGTTATGATAGGTACTGTGTTCGAAACAGGACATGGTATGATAGGAACTTTTGCCAGTCACGATTTCGATATAGTCACTGACGATACTCCTAGATTTACTGTAAAAGCAAACGGTAATATTGTTCTTGGCAATCCTCAGAACAGTCCTATTAACGTTGCGGTTCACGGTAAAATGTCAATCGGGGTTAAAACAGCGGATCCGTCTGTGGATCTACATGTAGCCGGTTCAGTCAGACTTAACAATCGTTTACAGATCTGCTCTTCAGCACCACCAGTTGAAGGTACTTTTAGTATCGGAGATATTGTTTGGAACAGTGCTCCAAGATCAGGTACACCGATTGGTTGGGTATGCACACGGGGCGGCAATCCAGGAATGTGGAATCCGTTCGGGGATATCAAAGAAACAGGTAACTGATGCCTTCAGCATTAGTTCTAGGAAACGGTGAAAGCCGATCAGTTTTAGATCTACAGAAATTGTCTAAAGGTGTTACAACCATAGGTTGTAATGCTGTACATAGAGATTTCACACCCAACATATTAGTTTGCTGCGATCGGAAAATGGTTACAGAATCTATCGCAAACAATTCTTTAGAAATAATACTAACAAGAAAAGATTGGTTATCACATTTTAATTGCGACCGATTGGCAGGAGTGCCAGATCTTCCCTGGCAGGAAAAAGATAGACACATGCAACCAATACACTGGGGCAGCGGCAGTTATGCATTATTAACTGCTGCAAAATTAGGATTTGAAGAAATCTTCATAGCAGGTTTTGATTTGTATTCTCAAAATGGTTTAGTCAATAACATTTATAAAAATACAGAACACTATCTTAAAGACGATCGACCAAGTGTAGATTATTCCTACTGGATACTTCAAAAATCGAAAATTTTTAATCAGTATCGAAACACAATTTTTTATATTATTAATTCAGAAGATTGGAAACAGCCTATCGAATGGCAGTTGCCAAATGTTAAATTGAAAAAAATTTCTGACTTCTCTCTAGTAAAATAAATATCTCTGTAGTATAATAATCCTATAGAGGACTTACATGACGCTCAACCCTCTTTAAATACTCTGCGTGTCATCAAACTTACTCGCTTAATTTTTACAGGAGGCAAGAGATGGCGAAATTCTATTCAACAAAAACTTACGGCAATGACAGAGGTCTGTCATGTTGCTTTAGACAGTGGCGTGCCACACACAGTCATTGTTCAACACTACATGGTTACTCAATCGGTATCAAACTAATATTTGAATGTGATACACTAGATGACAAAAACTGGTGTATGGACTTCGGCGGTCTCAAAGAATTCAAAGCATGGGCCGATCATATGTTTGATCACACTTTGGTAATCGCCGAAGATGATCCAATGTTAGATCGATTCAAAGAAATGTCAGGCTGGAGTTCAAATCCAGAGCATGACGGAAATCCAGAACGTGTACAGGTAGAGCCATATCGTCGACAGGGTATCTGCGACTTGCGTATTGTTCCTGCTGTCGGATGCGAAATGTTTGCTAAGATGTGCTATGACAAAATGGCAGAATTACTGGGCAGTGGTAACATGCGTTATCCTATCAACCCAAGTGTCCGTATTAAATCTGTAGAAGTATTTGAACATGGTGCTAATTCAGCGACCTACGAAGGATGAACAGTTTAGAAAAAATATGGGCCAGAGCCACTGGTCACCTGATGGGGCAAACGGATGAAGATCGTCCGGATGTCCCTATTTTAACTGTTCGTGAAGCACGTATAGCACTATTCTTAAAAACCTTTTGGGTAATTATACATGTGATTACCTGTCTTTTTATTATTGCCAACGTCATTAGACATTGGTAAATAATAATATGCGCACTTTTAATATCCACAATATCCCCATCGGTGGCAAAAATAAATTTGTCTTAATCGCTGGTCCCTGTCAAATCGAAAGTCTTGATCATGCACACGAAACTGCTGGTCGTATTAAAGAAATCTGCGACAGTCTAAGTATAGATTTAATTTATAAAAGTAGTTTTGACAAAGCCAATAGATCCAGTATAACAACTAAAAGAGGTCTAGGTCTAGAAGAAGGTCTTAAAATTCTAACTAGTGTCAAACAATCTATAGGAGTACCTGTTCTCACAGACATCCACGAGACATGGCAGGCAGAATTGGTTGCCGGGGCTGGCATAGATGTTCTACAGATACCTGCCTTTCTTTGCAGACAAACAGATCTTTTGTTGGCTGCAGGTGCTACAGGCAAGGCTATTAATGTCAAGAAAGGTCAGTTCTTAGCACCACATGATATGAAAAATGTCGCGTCTAAAATTGCTTCGACTGGCAATGATAGAATAATGTTATGCGAAAGAGGATACACTCATGGATATAATAATCTTGTTGTTGATATGCGTAGTTTACCCATTATGGCTAGCACCGGGTATCCAGTGGTCTTTGATGCCACTCATTCTGTGCAACAGCCTGGAGGAATGGGAACGGTCTCAGGCGGAGATCGCGAAATGGTGCCCTACTTGGCGAGGGCTGCTGTAGCCACAGGCTGTGTTTCTGCGGTATTCATGGAAGTACACGAAGATCCAGATAATGCGCCTAGTGATGGACCTAATATGATAAAATTGCAAGATCTAAAAAATATATTGAGTAAACTAGTAGCAATTGAACAGGCGGTAAAATGTTAACTGTATTGTGTGTTAGATTCGGAAACAAGTACGGCCCAGAATATGTAGAAAGACTACGTAATATGGTTTCGCGAAATCTAACTGTTCCTTATGAATTCGCATGTTTGACAGATGACCATAGATCCATTAAAGGTGTAAAGATTATACACGAAACCAATCATGGATATTCCAAAGCATGGTGGCATAAGGTTCATATGTTTAATCCTTCATTGGGTTTAGATGATAGGATCTTATATTTCGATTTAGACGTTGTAATACATAAAAACATAGATAAACTAATATTGGGTAACGGAGAAACTTTTTACGGTATACGAGATTTTAATAGACAGTTTAACCCTAAGTGGAAAATATTAAACAGTTCTGTAATGAGTTGGATGGGCAATAAAGAACACGATATTTACGAAATGTTTATTAAAAATCGAACTAATGCTATGCAACTACACGGTGATCAAGATTGGATTTATAAAATAGCAGGAACACGTATTAGATATTGGCCCGATCAATGGCTGATGAGTTACAAATGGGAAATCCGAAAAAGAAACGAAATCAATTTTTCCGGACCTAAAAGAACATTCTATGATATAAAAAATCCAGAAATACCCGACGACTGCTGTGTTGCGGTGTTCCATGGTGATCCAAAACCTGAAGATGTACAAGATCCTTTGGTAGTTGACAACTGGCATTGACTGTGTTATACTAGTAGTATGATCAAGTATACTACTCAAAATGACTAATCGTATCGGCTTTGCCTGTAAATGGATTGATCTTCCCGATCAAATGAATGGTATCAAAACCAAAGACGACTGTAAAAAATACAACACAGGTTCAACTACTGTAGCATGGTTAAATAGACAGACCAGAGATGTTGCCGAACAAAAACTCTGGGACCTTATGGTACAGAACATCGAGTCTGTTAGAAAACTTGTAGAAAAAGTAGGAGAACAAAATGAATCACTTAGGATGGTTCGTCTTAGCAGTGATATTCTTCCTGTTTATACTGAACCCACTTACAGTTATTTCTGGCGCAGGTCAGATGTTCGTGCTTATCTTGAACGCCATTTTAGCACTGTTGGGGATAGTGCTCGTCGGTGCAATGTCCGTCTTTCTTTTCATCCTGGTCAGTTTACTGTTCTTGCTAGTGATAATCAAGACATTGTTCAACGTAGCATAGAGGAGTTTGAATATCATGTGGACATGGCTCGCTGGATGGGATTTGGCAAGACGTTTCAAGACTTTAAAATCAACGTTCACATCGCAGGTAGACAAGGCCCAATGGGAATCGTTGCTGCGTTGGCTCGCATGACACCCGAGGCTCGTAATACACTTACGATCGAAAATGACGAAATGACATGGGGTCTAGAAGACAGCCTCGAACTTGTAGATCATTGTGCATTGGTATTAGACATTCATCATCATTGGATTAAAACTGGAGAATATATTGAAGCATCTGACGATCGTATTAAAAGGGTTATTGATAGTTGGCGTGGTGTTCGCCCTGTCATACACTACTCTGTTTCTAGGGAAGATATACTTAGAGAACATTCCAGAGACACCCGTCCCACTCTTCAGACCCTCTTAGAATCCGGACATAAGAAAGCAAAACTCAGAGCACACTCTAACTTTTATTGGAACAAAGATTGTAACGATTGGGCCGCTACACACTGGGAGTGGGCCGACATCATGTGCGAAAGCAAGGCTAAGAATCTAGCCAGTTTTGATTTTTACCGACATGCCACTAGATAGTCTTATGTGGCAAGAAACTGCCGATGAAGCATTTAAAAGAAGATGCATTGGATGGGAATTCCGCATTTCTTTTTTGCCGCGGAGATGCTACTACAGTAAAAAATTACTATGGTTAAAAAGAGCGTACTTGGGTGTGAGTATGCTTACCGGTCCCGGTGAACCCATCTTTGAATATCGCTGGATTGAGAAAAATGAATTTCTCATCCAGCGTATTAAAGGTGTAATTTAATTTGCCTTGGTTTTTGATGTTTTTGATGTCTTGGCCTTGTCTGCAACTTTCTTAGCAGCGGCCTTAGTTTTTGTAGCGGCTTTCTTTACTTCGGTCTTTGCTTTTTCTACTACGACCTTAGCATCGGCAGCATCAACTTTTCCGTCTTTGTTTACATCTGCAGTTTCTTTAACTCCGCAGACTACATTTTGAACGGCTGCTTTTACATCAGCAGAATCAACTTTGCCATCTTGATTCACATCAAAACTTTTGGTATTTCTATTATAATACCAAAATGCGCCAACTGCAACTAAAACTAATGCAACTAGTACGATTTCCATGGAAATTCCTCCTGTGCCTTATTTACACTAAATATAGGTATGACGCTACATTTTATTAAGTTTTTAAACGAAAACACCGATTCTAGAGAAATTTATCAAGATAAACTTAAATTTGATAAAAATCAATTAGAACCTGTTATGAGCGAAGCCACAGTAAAATACCATTATGACGGGCTGGCCGCCAAGTATTCTGAACGCTATAATAAAGGCGAGGGTGATCCGGATTTCAATTTTGGTGGAGCAATATTGCATAATATTTTTTTTGCAAATCTTACCCCTCCCAGAGCCGCTAATAAACCAACGGGGCTCAGTAAGTCTTTGATAGAAAATAAATGGGGAAGTTTTGACGAGTTTAAAGACGAAATTGAAAAAACTGCTATGTCAATTCAAGGTAGCGGGTGGCTATATATGGATACCACCGGAGAAATAAAAACTATACGCAATCACGAGTATAAGAAGAACATGAAGATTGCTCTGTTGATAGATTGGTGGGAACACGCCTGGGCGTTAGACTATCAACAGGACAAAGCCAAGTACCTAAACAATATTTGGCGAATCATCAACTGGGACACAGTTGATATTAGACTACAAGGAGTGTAAAATGTTAGATACAATTTTAATATTATTAGTAGGTGCATTTATTGGTTGGCACTTTCCTGAACCTAGTTGGGCTAAGATTATCAAAGCCAAAGTTTTAAGTATGGTCAGTAAGCCAAAAGAATAATTAAGGCGTTATAGTAATAAAGGAGAACAACATGAAAACGTTGATCGCAATATTAGTCCTAACACTCAGTTCAACCGCATTTGCACAGGGTCGTGGACATCACGGACATTTCAGACATCATCACAAACACTGGCATGCAAACACTCACTGGGTATTACCGGCTGTAATAGGGGGTGCAGTAGTCTATGCTGCTACTAGACCAACACCGATTGTTGTTCACCAACCAAACATTGTTTTACAACCAAATCAAGTAATAATCGATGGTATTGTTTATACGAAACAAATTATGATTATAAACGGTATAGAAACAGAAGTTTTAGTGAGAGGTTAATTATGGCATACTCAGAGAAAGTTATTGATCACTACGAAAACCCACGTAATGTCGGTAGTTTCTCTAAGGACGACCCCGAGGTGGGAACTGGTATGGTAGGTGCTCCTGCCTGCGGGGATGTTATGAAACTACAGATCAAAGTCAACGAGGATGGTGTTATAACTGATGCTAAGTTTAAGACGTACGGTTGTGGTAGTGCTATTGCTAGTTCTAGCCTCGCTACAGAGTGGCTCAAGGGGCGCACACTGGATCAGGCAACCGCAATCAAAAACTCAGATATCGCTGAGGAACTTGCGCTACCGCCCGTTAAGATTCACTGCTCAATACTGGCAGAAGATGCTATCAAGGCTGCTATAAGAGATTACAAAGAAAAGCATGATATCGCTAACTGAATCGGCAGCACTAAAAGTAAAAAATCAACTAGAAAAACGAGGCAAAGGTTTAGGAATTCGTTTAGGTGTAAAAACTACAGGCTGTTCGGGTCTACAATATGTTTTAGAGTTTGTGGACACAGTATATGATAGCGATCATATATACGAAAGCAATGGGGTGCATATCTATATAGATAGTAAAAGCATAACGTATCTGAGCGGAATTGAGATGGATTGGGTGCGCAACGGACTTAACGAAGGTTTCGAATTTCGTAATCCCAACGAACGTGATCGCTGTGGTTGCGGCGAAAGTTTTCGAGTCTAGTACTTATTAATAGGTAGATCCAATCCGGCGGGCATATCCCATATTTTTTTGCGTTCAACTCCCTTTCTTTGTGCAAATCTTTTAGAGTCACAAGCAGGGCAGCAATGAAAATAATTATTACTTAACCGCTTTTTTTGAATATTTTTTAGACATCTTTCAAACTCAGATCCGCAATTATCACACGCAAAGACCGCAAAGGTCTTTTTTCTTTTATAGGTATGCAATATACCTGTCTTACTGCATCTAGTATATTCGTTAGTAACTATCTTTGTAGTCATGAACATACATTATTTACATACGGCTTATAAAATTGAACGATAAATATGTAGTCAACCTATTGGACAAACACTATGACTAGACGACAGATTGAAATTGGCGCTATCGGTAATGACGGCACCGGCGATAGTATTCGCGACGCTTTTAGAAAAGTTAATGAAAATTTCCGAGAATTATACAGTTCTTTAGGATTAGGTGATAGACTTTCTTTCAAAGGTCTAGACGATACACCGTCATCTTATTCAGGACAGGAAAATTCATTAGTCAGCGTAAACACTACTGAAACTGGTTTAGTTTTTAAACAACTTAAAGCAGGTAACGGAGTCCAGATCGACTTCACTACTAATCCAAACGAAATTGCTATTTCAACATTGTTTTCTTCTATTTCTGGGGATCCGACTCCGCAACTAGGAGGAAATCTCTCTACACGAAGCGGAGCCACCCAATACAGAATACTAAATTTAGGAACTACTTCTTCACCGCTACTGCCAATTTTTAAACACGAAGCGGTAAACAAAGCCTATGCAGACAGCAAGGTGTCTCTTGCAGGTGTTGATGCTGTTGATCCCTCTACCGGTTCATCCAATCCGACATTTGGAACAATGACCGGACCTCTCATTCTTTCTAGAGATCCAGTTGATGCAGACGACGAAGTCTACGGCGGATTAATCGCTGCTACAAAAAGATACGTCGATGGTTCTGCTTTCGGTAGTAGTATTAATCTATATGTTGCTACTAGCGGCCAAGATGAAAGACCTGGTATTAATTCTAGTCTTCAAGGTAGAGCATTAGCCTACGCTTATCGTACTTTAGAAGCGGCTCTTAAACGTGCTGAAGAAATATTATTAGAATCTAGACTAGAAATTGGACCTTACAAAAAGGTATTGACATATAGCGAAGGTGCAGGAGAATGTACATTAACTTCTATCACAGCATCTCCGGAATCTGGAACAGGATTTATCGGACAGGTATACATGAGTGTCGACTCTTTCACTCTTACTGTTCCTGGAACCAACTATCGAGTTGGTGATATAATTTCTATTGGTGGTGGAGTTGGTACTGCTGCAACTGTAGAAGTTTTAGCAACAATTGGAAATCCTGGTGCTGTTTTATCTTTCCGCCCAGTAAGTTCTGGAGTTTATACAGTATTACCAGGAAACACCAATGTAATTACAACCAGCAACAGCGAATTCGGAGGCGGGGCTAGGTTTGATTTAAACTACAAAGTGAATAAAATTGATGTAGTCAGCGGTGGTGTAGATTACGGTCTAGTTTCCGTGAGGATACTACCAGCAGTAGGAGATACCACAGGCTCTGGAGCATTCGGTACAGCCGATGTTGTTTCGGGAGCCGTAGTAAGCATCACGGTAGATGATCCTGGAAATTCATTCACGGCTTTACCAACCGTAACTGTCGATCTACCAAGATTTAGAATTTTCACTAATGGGTTAAGAACAGATTTTACCGGCAACGTTTTATCTCCAGATCCTACCGCAGTTAGAAGTAGAGATGTTAGAGAAGGTCTATATCTAAGAGGAGAGACCTCAGGAGCATTGGCTCAAATACTAGGACACTCGGGGGCGTTAGATGGTCCTAATGAATTGTTTGATGTTGATATTAAATATGGCGCATTTGAAATAGGCGAAGTTATTTCTTATGGTGATGTAACTAGAACACAACAGATCAGTGTGTTGATCGAAACCGGAATATATGAAGAAAATCTTCCTCTTAAGATTCCACAAAACGTTGCTCTGATCGGAGATGAATTTAGACGAGTTATAGTAAGACCTAAGACGGGAGAAAGTTCTAGCCCTTGGGCATTTCAAAAATTTAGACGCGATCTTACTATAGACGGCAATACAACAGCAGAACAATTGTTTGGTTGGCATTATCTTGCTGATCCAACACTACCGGTGTACCCACCAATCAACAATAAAGGGTCTTACAGAGCAGCAGCATCACTTATAGGGTTGAATAAAATTTTCTTGCAGCAAGAAACTATTGCATGGATTAATTATCAAATCAATAACGTTATCGCCCCATTTACATCAAGTTTTGACTACGACATTAGCACTTGTTCTAGAGACGTGGGCTTAATTGTTGATGCAATGATTTTCGATCTCAAATACGGGGGATATAATAGAACTGTTTCTGCAGCACTAAAATATAGAAGCAATGCCAGCGGACTTATTGCTATCACAACTCAATTAAGTCAAACTGTGGCAGCATTGAATCATGTTAAAGCACTGATACAAGATATCATTGATAATACTGAAATTGATCCTGTTTATAACACCATAAGAAGTCAAATAATAGATGAAGCATTTATCGCAGAAACGGGATCAGATGATGTTATTGACGAATTGTTCGGTGCACTCATTGATGTCATTTCTAATTCGGGTGCTGTTAACTATCCTAAAAACAATGACAATATTGATGTATTTTTATGTAACGATGCTACTATTGTTAGAGCACTAACATCGCAAGGATCTGGCGGATTTACTATGGTATTAGATCCGGAAGGACAGATACTGGCTAAATCGCCCTATGCTCAAGAGTGTGCTACTTTTTCAAAGAGTTCAGGAAGGAAAAGATTTGCGGGCGGTATGTTCGTCGATGGCTTTACCGGCAACCTACAATTTAAAATCACAGAAAGAGTAATCGTAGACGGAGTACCTAGCAATTCTAGATTAAGAGTCAGTAACTTGGTTCGTCCACCGAATCTACCAGCATCATTTATTGTCAACGATGCAGTATACCGTATAAACTACGTTAGAGATTATGTTTATAATCCAGCAGGATCTACAGCACAGTTTGTATTGGACGAAGTAACTCCATTTCCATTAGCCATCGGTGCACAGACTTTTACAGTAGTTACCGGTACTCCGGGAACTTTTAACAAAACATCTCATAATCTAGAACAAGGAGCCACACTGGTATTTTCAAGTACAGGAGTTTTACCTAGTCCTCTGATAGCAGGCAAAGAATACTACGTGATTGCTGATGGTTTTAGTCTAAACAGTTTTAGAGTCTCTGCTATCGCAGGATCTAACACTGGAATATCACTTACTACTTTAGGTACAGGGACACTGTCATATGAAAGAATTTATGAAGTCCTAATGCCTGGCAATAGATCTATGTTGGCTAACGACTTTACCCAAATATGCGACATGGGGTACGGTCTTGTTACACACAACGGCGGTCTGCTAGAAGCAGTATCCGTGTTTACATATTACTGTTATATTTCTTATTTTTCTTTGAACGGCGGTCAAATTAGATCGGTTGGCGGTTCATCGGCTCACGGAACATATGCTTTAGTAGCAGAGGGTTCGGATCCGTTAGAGATTCCAACCCCGGTAACTCTATTTTATGATCTTAACCAAGGTGCTAAATGTTACTTCCCTAGTTCTCTATATGCTAACAATGCCGGCGAAACTACTATCTATGTATATAACTATACCTATGTTCCGTTGTCGAAAAGCGAACTCGAAGTTATACATATAACTCCGGCGACCCTGCTACCGCAATTAACTAGATATTCGATTAATTCTGTGTCTACAGTTGGACTACCTGCAGGGGTGGCTAAATTAACAATCAGCAGCACAGGTAATGCTTCAACTGCTGGTTTGGCTATTCAGGTACCAAATGACACACCTGTATCAATTAGAAATAACAGCCAAGTAGTATTGACTGGTGATGTGGTGGATGTTGCTACTAGACCATCAACTGCTCTTCTATTAAACGAATCATCATTCGTATATAGAATTTTACAGTTTGAAGAATACGTAGATCCTGCTGCTAACACAGCATGTACTATAAGTGTTGGATCACCGGTGGTTATAACTTCCGCTGGTCACGGTTTATTAGCCAACTATATTATTAAATTTTATACCACAGGTGCTTTACCTACCGGACTTGTCGTAGACACAAATTATTATGTGCTAGAAGATAGTTTAACTTTGAATACATTCAGGGTAGCACTTAGTCCTAATGGCACTCCGATCAATACTACTGCTGGTGGCAGCGGTACACATTCATTTGCGAATTCTGGATTGGCTAGAACTACCTTAAGGGAAAATTATGACTATGTAGAATTGACAGTATACGAGCCAAATGAATATGCTGCGTCAACAAAAACATTCACAGTAACAGTAGCAGATCCGGCTGTATTCACGTGCAATTCTCATGGATTCATAGCAGGAGATGTAGTAAGACTATCAAGTACGGGCACCCTTCCTAACGGACTTAGTTCATCTAGACACTATCACGTGTTATCTACAGGTCTAGGTGCTAATCAATTTAGATTAAGTGCTGTACCGAATGGCCCGGCTGCTGCTACTACTACAGCAGGTAGTGGGACATTTAGTGTAGGGTTAGTTAAAGGACGTATAGGAGATAATTCATTTCAGATAGTGGCTCCAGGTCCGGGTGATTTATCAAGGTTAATAAATTATAAATTAACCTGGTGTGGGTTTGATTATACCATTACAAATTATGAAGGATCAAATGTTACGGGAATTGAAGGAGTAGGCAGAATAACCTTAAATACTCCTCTTCAATTAGATGCTACAACAGGAACAGGTAATGTTCTCAGTTTATCATCCCCACCTACATTAAAAGCAGGTGTACCAAAACGTACATCGGGTGCTGCTGGAACCTTGACTATTAGAATTTCATTGACTCGTGTCACATCACACGACCTTTTAGAAATTGGTACTGGATCATACGCAGACACAAACTATCCTAATGAAATTTACGGACTGGCTGTAAATCCGTTATCAGAGGCTACTGAAACTGAAGAACGAGGTTCAGGGCGTGTGTTCTTCGTTACCACTGATCAATTCGGTAATTTTAAAGTAGGTCCTTATTTTAGAGTTGACCAGGGAACCGGAACAGTTACTTTCTCAGCGGCCATTGCCCTATCAAATCTAGACGGTATTGGATTTAAACGTGGTGTACCTATCGCAGAATTTTCAGTTGATGCTACGATGGGAGATAATGCCACAGATACAGTACCGACGGAATACGCTGTAAGAACGTATGTTGATAAGAGATTAGGCGTGTCCCACACAGGCGAAATACTAGATCCTGTTAACAGGATACCTGCTATAACAGGTGGTTTTTTAGCCTTGGACGGCACAACGCCAATGATATCTACTTTAAATTTAGATAACAATCGTATACAAAATTTAGCAGATCCAGTAAGTCCTACTGATGCTGTCAATTTAAGAAGTTTAGTTCTCGGTAATTTTGCAGATGCTAGTTTCGATAATGTAAAAGCCAATGACTTCGCTGTGTTCACTGGGGTTGGTACTCAGATTACTAATACAACATTGGTTGGAGATATATCTGCAAACATAGACAGTACTGCTCATACAATAGATTTACAAATTTCTGCAGAAAGTATTAATACCGCAGATGTAAGTTCCAATGCTGCTATCGATCAATTTAAACTTTCTTTGGCCAATGCTTATGCATCTAGTGTTAACAATATCGTCGGCGCTACCGCTACAAGAGTGGGAAATACTGTTACGCTGACTTTCGCAACTACGACTAATCCGGTATTCACTGCAGGTCGTGGTATAGTTGTAACTGGCTTTAGTACGACAAAATATAACGGTACATTTACGGTTATTAGTTGTACAGCCACACAGATAACATATGATATTAGCCTAGGTTCAAATGCTTATGCGGCGAGCCAACCTTCATGGACGTTACCTGTTACTCCTGCGGTAGGAACAGGAACTATAGAACCATTGAAGGGACTGTCAGTATTTGATTCTAATCAATTTAATGCTACCAACGGTTGGTTATCTATTAAGGATAATGGAATCACTATAGGCAAACTAGCACAGATTGCTTCTAAGACAGTATTAGGCAATAATGGTGTAGCCACTGACAATGTATCCACTGTTTCTTATGCAACCATTGTTGATCAAGGTGCTGCTGTTAAAAAATCATTGTACACCGCTGTTGGGTATCTAAAAAGATCAACCACAGGGGCCGGTGCAGAACTCTTAGACGGTTCGTATACTGTCATCCAAGATTCTGCTACATTGGCTGCAAATACTTTGGTTATCAGAGATAACAACGGTGATTTTGCAGCAAGAACAGTTACAGTACAAGATTTAAAATTAAAATTATCTTCAGAAGTTACCTCTACAAACACACTGAACAGGGTTTCGTCAGGAGGTGGCGGCACCACTAGATTATTTGGTTTCTTAGGCAATGGAGGTGTGTTAATAGGCAACAGTACTGTAGCCAATGAAAATGTAACCTATTATGACAATAACAGTCATGTGTTTAGAACACAAGACAGTTTTAATCCTGCACCTATCAGTTGTTCAACTCTTACTGCAACTGCTATCAGCACAGGATCTGACACCACACCCGGAACAATTACAGGTCAATGGATTTTAGCCAATGTTCCCGGCGGTGGAGTTAAAGGTAATTCTAGGCTTCAGGCAACCTATGCGGCAGACTTAGCAGAATTCTACGAAGGTGATAAAGAATACGAAACAGGCACTGTTTTAGTATTTGGCGGTGACAAAGAAGTCACAACCAGTAACATAAGAGGAGATTCAAAAGTCGCAGGAGTTGTTTCAGATAATGCTGCATATTCTATGTACGGTGCATGTCCTGGATTTAAAAATCAAATAGCACTGCAAGGTCGTGTACCTTGTAAAGTAGTAGGCAAGATTAACAAAGGAGATCTATTGTGTACCAGCGGGATACCAGGAGTTGCAGGTCTTGCCAAGGATCCTAAACCGGGAACATTAATTGGTAAAGCACTACAAGATTACGATTCAGATCATATCGGCACTATTGAAGTTGCCGTAGGAAGGACATAATGGTTAAAAAATATATTGATCCAAAAAGACCACCGATACTATGGGATACCATAGAGGATGCGTTTGGTAAAATAAATGATAATTTTACAGAACTATACTTGACCGTAGGTGGCGGCGGCGCTGTTGATCTTTCTAACATAAGTTCTAGTATTAGTCCTTCAGAAAGTATGACCTACGATTTAGGTACTCCTACGAATCGCTGGCGTCGACTGTATATAGGTGGTGGTGCTATCTATGTAGATAATGCTCCTATTACTGCTACAGGCACAACATTAGAATTACCGTTCGGAACCAAAGTTGGTGGTGTATTAGTTAAAGATCCAACTGAAGGCTCATTTAAAAACATCGAGGTCTTTGGACAACAAACTGTTGTTGCAGAAAATCTAAAAGACACCCTAAATTTTGTAGGCAATGGAATCACTATTGGAACCAATGCATCTACAGACACTATTTCATTTACCAATGCAGGTGTGTTAAGCACCGCAGCCGGCGCAGGTATATCAGTGAGTGCTTCTACTGGTGCCGTGACAATCACTAACACCGGAGTTACTAGTATTGCTAACGGAACAGGAATTGGAATAAGTGCAGGTACTGGATCGGTGACTATATCTAATACTGGAGTCACAGAACTGATAGCCGGCTCTAATATAATTTTAAGTAATTCAACTGGTGCCATTACAATTACCAATGGTTCACCTAACATAAATCAAAACTTATGGAGATTCATTGCTGTTTCGGGCCAAGATACATTAGATCCAGCCTCGCCGAACTCAACTCTAACTTTTGGTGCCGGATCTAATATTGAAATCAGTATAGACTCATTAACTAATACAGTATTAATCAGTTCTCCTAACAGACAGGATATTATTGGATCAATCTTCGCCGACGACTCTACTATGCTAGTAGACGGTACCGGTGGAAAGATTGTAGGGCCAATAAATTCGTTCGACGGAGCAAATAGTATCAGCATGACTCCTAGCGGTGTTATCATTGGAGGCACCGGCGGTGCTCAGGTGATTGGTGCAGCAGGTGCTCCTGTTTATCTAGGAGCAGGATCGTCAGGTACCACATCAGGTCCTGTTACCATCGGCCACGGTGGTAATACTGTAACTATTAACAATGCTACTGTTAATGGAACTTTGAATGGAAATGTAAACGGAAATGTAACTGGTAACCTAACAGGAAACGTAAGCGGAGACCTTAAAGGATCAGTGTTCGCACAAGACTCTTCAATGATCATTGACGGAACTTCTGGCAGAGTAGTTGGTCCTGTTTATACATCAACACTACGAACCCTTGAAACAAAAATTATATTAGGCTTAGATGCCGGTGGTGCCGGCATAAACGCCATCGCTATAGGTGAAATGGCAGGTCAATATACACAGGGTAATAGAGCGTTAGCCATAGGATTCCAGGCAGGATTACTGAACCAAGGTGTGCGAGGAATTGCTATTGGGCAGGCTGCGGCTAACGCAAATCAAGGCACTAATGCTATTGCTATAGGCGAGACCGCAGGTGCTTCTAGTCAAGGTATCAATGGTATCGCCATAGGAGAAAATGCTGGTTTGAGTAATCATGGCACTAATGCTATTGCTATTGGCAGGTATGCTGGTGCTAATAATCAATCTGCCAATAGTATTGTTATAAATGCCAGCGGATCTACATTAGACGCGGCAGCGGCAGGATTTTTTGTAACGCCTATTAGAGAAATTCTAGGACCACAGGTACTATATTACGATCCATCTAACAAAGAAATTACATGGGGACCTGTACCAGCAGGCGGTGGTGGTGGGGGTGGTGGTGGGGGCGATTTTGAATTAAACGTTGCAGGCGACGATTCTACACTACGTAGAATCTTCTCTGGTGAAACATTAAAATTTGTCGGTTCCAACGGCATATCCACAGCATCAGACGGTGAAGGTCTAATTACTATTACTGGTCCAAATAACATTAGTGGCAATGCGTCTACTGCAACAACTGCCACAACAGTAGCATTAGTTCCGACTGATTCAACAAACTCTACACACTATATTACTTTTGTTGATACAGCATCGGGCAACGAAAACGTTAGAACTGACACAGCATTAACTTACAATCCGTCCGGAAATGTTTTAACTGCAACTTTTGTTTCTTCTACACAAGTAACTGCAACAACAGCAATGATTAACAACATAGATACTTTAGATTCTAGTGCTATTACTGTTATACCTAAAATGTTGTTTAATTCGGATGTAGAAATAGAAAACGAATTAATTGTAAGAAACTCTGTACGTGCTAAAGAATTTATTACAGATTCAGTAGGCGTTCCAGAAGTTTCAAGTGTAACAAATTTAAATCTTACAGCAGGCAATGCTGTTGTAATTACACAGAGTCCTTTACGTTTAGCAAAGTATACAACTGCTCAAAGAAATCTTTTAACTGCGCAAAACGGTGATATGATTTACAATCTTGATACTAATAAATTCCAAGGATATGCTAATAGCACTTGGGTGGATCTACACTAATGGAAAAAGAATACATTGTCGGATTGCATAAAGATGTAGACTACGGCCAGTTTTGGCATGAGATGGAATCATCTACTAACGGTCATACATACATTCCCGATAGATCTGTTGACATCGTCAATAACAGGGATCTAAGCGTTAGGTGTTGCCATTATGCATTATCAGATGCTGAAGCAGAGATATTAAGACAAGATCCTAGAGTGGCTACTGTTTCTTTAGTTGCACCTCCAGATCTGAAAGCACATAATTTAATTCAAACCGGAAACTTTAGTAGAAACAACGGCGGTAATACTAATACATGGGTCAATTGGGCTTTAAGGAGATGCATATTAGAATCTCCCGAGTTATCTGTAGGAACTCAATATCCGTATTGTGTTGACGGAACTGGAGTAGACATTGTTATTCAAGACAACGGTGTAATGAGCGGTCATCCTGAATGGCAGGATTCAAACGGAGTCAGCAGACTTATCGAACATAACTGGTTTACGGCTGCTGGAGTCAGCGGTACTATGCCTGCAGGACATTACGGCGATGTAGGAAATCACGGAACACACGTCGCCGGAATCGCTGCTGGCAAAACCTACGGTTGGGCCAAAGGCGCTAACATATATTCTATTAGATACGATTTATTCGATTCAGAAGCATTTGATCTTGTCAAAGCATGGCACCAACGTAAACCCGTAGATCCTAAAACAGGATATCGAAGACCTACTATTCTAAATGCCAGTTGGGGCTATCGTTGGTATTATAACAATGGTGGATATGGGGGTTCTCTAACAACCTTGTATTATAGAGGAACTAATCGAGGAACGACCGGAACTCAGTACGGCAATGTCAACAACACACATAATTTTACCTACACACCTGCAGATATCGATCAACAAGAATTAACTGATGCTGGAGTAATCTGCGTGAGGGCCGCCGGAAACTACTATCATAAAATAGATGTTCCTGCTGGCAGCGATTGGGACAACTATTATACATGGTCTACCGACTGGGCAATAGGAACTGTACCGGCAGGACAACCTATCTATTACCATCGTGGAGGTAGTCCGTGGAGTTTAGATACGATATTGGTTGCCAATTGCGATAGCCAATTAAACGGCGGTACTCTCGAACAAGTACGACAAGATTCCGAAAGAGGTCCCGGTGTTCATATTGCAGCGCCCGGTGACGACATAACTAGTTCTACCAATAGTTCGGGATTTGGCATAGGAGCAGATAGTACATATCCATTCAATCCAAGTTATAAAATATCTCGAATAAGCGGAACATCAATGGCGTCTCCCCAGGTTACCGGTATGTTAGCCTTGTTTTTACAGATGAATCCAGGTGCTACTGCACAGCAATGTAAAAATTGGCTTAATAATTTTGGATCTAAGGATGGTAAAATGTATTCGACAGGTCTAGACAATGACTACACTAACTCAAGAAGCCTACAAGGTCAACAGAATAAGTTTCTTTATTGGCCCTATGCTAAAGACATAGGCTTTAATAATTCCGGCGGGATCCGCAGAAAATAATGGAGCGATAAATGGCAAAACAATCAATTAACGTAGGTTCCTCAGCGAATGATCGATCAGGTGACAGTTTACGCCTAGCGTTCCAAAAGGTTAATGCTAATTTCACAGAACTATATACCGCATTAGGATTAGATACGGCTCCGTTAAATCTAGGAGCATTTGAATTTTCGGGTAGTACACTGAGTACTACAGATAGTTCTGCTATTACAATAGATCAAGCAACTACTATCTCGAGCAACCTAACAGTAGGCGGAGACCTACTACCTAGCATAGCCAACGGTGGTGATTTAGGAAGTGCGGCTAAACCTTGGAAGAGTTTGTATGTCAGTGGTTCAACTATCTACATTGGCGGCAATACATTAGGGTTAGACAACGAAGGCAACCTTGCGTGGAATGGCAGCACTCTTGCTCATGCCGATGGCGAGTTTATTAGATTAGACGCTCTTACTGATGTAAATGCCCCCAGTCCTAACGCTGGAGATACACTAGTCTGGATGGGCAGTCAATACGTCAATGTTCCTTTCAGAGAGGATAGATTACACAGTGAAGGTGATGAGGTTGTTCTGGTAGGTGGTGCTAATCCTTATGTGACTTTTCCTGCGATAACAGGTGGCGATCAACTAATAATACAAGGTGCTGAAGTTAGTTCAGTGTCTGGCCATCTTGCTCTTACATCACAAGATAATCTAAATATTATATCAAATGGGTCTGGTACAGCACCCGGCGGATCAAAGTCGTGGACATTTGGCGCAGATGGTAGTTTAACTATACCTGGCGATATCCGCAGCGAACAAGCGATCAACATAGATATCAACTTAGGCGACTCAACACTGCGCAGATGGCAGTTTGGTGAGGACGGTGTTCTAAATTTGGCAGGGGATTTACAATTTGCAGATGGAACTGCACAGACCACAGCGGCATTGACTTACACTAATTTTGGTGATTCTGGTGTTCGCACTGACGGTGGCACAGGTAATAATTTCTGGAAGCCAACATTCGCTGACGGTACAGGAACTATCAACAAGGCAGGTGTTTACAAAACTGCCAATAACGCTAACAATTCGCTATTTACATTTGGTGCCAACGGTGCTGGTACTATGAGCGTAGTAATGGATGGTAGCCTGTTTGTAGGTTCTTCATTGCCTTCAAACAATGGCGGACTAAACACAAACTACGGTGGATGGTTGGTTGTACAGGCAGGTGCTAAGTTCGGTGGGGATCTCAACACCATAGGCAACTTCATACTGGACACACCTGGAAACTATGTAAGGTTCGGTGATGGTACAACACAGACCACTGCTGCAGATTTTGGATACCTCGACCTGGACAAAGACACTATCAAAGGTACAGCAGGCTATCAATACACATTCGCCACTGACGGTTACTTTACCGGTTCGACCAGCAGTGAAAGCACCAACTACTTCTTTGTTGCCTATAACACTACTAACGCAAATATAGCAGCAGGATGGACAGTGGTCGGTGGCACAGCCAATACCACAGTCAGCAGTGTAACATATCCTGTAGCGGGATATCCCGGAGTCATTCGAGTCAACCTAACAGCAGCGGCCAGCAGCACCTCAGGTTTCTATCCTGTGACGGTGACCAGTCCAGACAGGTTGAGAGTTGAAATACAGCCTAATCCCGGAACCAGCGATAAGTTCACATTCGCCAACGATGGTACACTGATAACTCCTGCTACCGGTACTGTTAGACCACTAGAATCAACCACTACTGCTGGTAATCCGCTCACAGTAAGAGCAGGGGACAGCGAAACTCAAGTTGGTGGAAATCTAATTCTAAGGGGCGGCGATACCATAGGTTCTGTGGGTACTCCAAGAAATAGTGGTTGGGCAGTTCTTCGAGCAGGCAGCACAGTCACAGGCAATGGTGGTTATGCTGAACTCTTAGGTGGAAATACAACAGCAGGTACGGGTGGTCAGGCCTATGTCACAGCCGGTTCCGCAACAACAGGTGACGGTGGTCCTGTAGAAATAAGAGCCGGAAATACAGTCACTGGCGATGGTGGCGATGTCATAATTGAATCCGGAGAGGCTGTCACAGGCACAGCAGGAAATATTAATATTGCGGCCAAAGGCACAGTCACAGGTGACGGCGGAAATATAAATCTCACTGCTGGAACTACAATAACTGGTAATGGTGGGGATATAAACTTAACTGCTGGAGACAATATCAGTGGTGGTGATCCAGGTACGATAAGATTAAGAACAGTCAATGCTACTGTGAATAAAGATTGGACATTTGGTTTTGACGGTAGTTTAACTTTACCAGGTATTCTCAAGGTAGAAGATGGCGTACACGAACAGTTTCAAACTAAGGCAGATGCCACAGGTGTTGTAACGCACGATTGTTCTCTGGGACACATATTTTATCATACAAGCCCAGATGCCAATTGGACCGTTAACTTAACTAACTTAAATTTAGCCTCAGGTTATGCCACAGCAGTGACACTGGTCATTGTTCAAGGCGGCACTGGATACTATCCATCGGCTGTACAGATAGGCGGCGCAGCACAAACTTTAAATTGGCAGGGCAATGCAACTCCAACACCTAGCACAAATAGAACTGATGTAGTGACATTAAGCATCATAAACAACTCAGGTACATATACTGTGCTTGGACAACTCACAGGATTCTAAGATGTTAAGTTCGTTTACAGGTGTTGGCAAGTTTGGTCGTAGAGTGGTCAAATATAATAGTATAGTCACTTCAGGATTGACCATGCATCTTGATGCTAACGATCCTGCAAGTTATAACGGTATTGGATCAACCTGGTATGATCTTACAGGCAATTCTGATCAAACTTTAGTGGGTTCACCAACTTATGTTTCAGGTTCTCCCAGTTACTTTACATTTGACGGATTCACCCAATACAGCACTGGCTCAACGCCATATGTATGTCCACCTAATACCTATACTAAGATGGTGTGGTTCCAAATAACTCCAGGTGCAGACAACAATCTTGTCAGCAGTGATGCGGGTGGACACTATATGTTTTTTGGTGGTACATCCACCTTGTATGCCGGCAACTCCAACGTAGGCCCGCCTTATATTCCCGGATTTGGCAGCGTCACATCATTTAATGCTGACACTTGGTACTGTGCTACAGTAGTGTTTTCAGACCCGCAGATCTATCTTTATATAAATGGTGTCCAGAACGATTTTGATCCTACCTACAGCGCAGGAGGACACGGTGGCGATGGATCGGTTAACTTGGCCTGTTTTGCTCCTGGCGGTAATCTGCTAAACGGAAAAATTGCTGAAGTTTATTGCTACGGAAACGCACTGACAGCACAACAGGTACTACGTAACTACAATGTTACCAAAAGCAAGTACGGATTATAACGGTAAATATACAAAAGAGAGCGTAAATTATGGCCATACAAACAATCAATATCGGAAATGTAGTCAACGACGGACTAGGTGATGATCTGCGCACTGCGTTTCAAAAGGTAAATGCTAACTTCGCAGAATTACAGAGTTTTTTAACAGTAACAGCATCTAATGTTGGTAGCGGGTTTGGCGTTTATAAGCAGAAAGTAGGATCTAATCTAGAATTCAAAAGTCTAATTCCTAGTACAAAAATCTTAATAGAAGACCGTCCACAAGGATTAGTAATAAGTTCGACCCAGCCCGATGCATTTACAAGTATCACCACCGGTAGTGGTGTAGCCGAAGCCGATGCCGAAACTGATATCACTCTGCAAGGTACAAGAAATATTTCAACTAGTGCGTCAGGTGGAGTTATTACTGTTGATACTGTACTGGATTTAAATCAAATTTTAAGGACTGTGGATTTTGGTCCTATTACCGGATCGTATCCAAATCCTATTCAATTCGCTATTGCTAACTCTAATGTTGATTTCGGCACTGTAGAACGTCCTGGAAATATAAATTTAGACCTAGGAATACTTTCTTAAGGAACTGTTGTGACAATCTCTTGGCAAGTCGAAAACGGAGACCTTGGAACATTAACCGAAAGAATAGCAGTTAATATTCCGATTGATGCTTCTTCTAATAGAGGACCTATTACTTTCAGTATAATTGCTGGGAGATTACCACGAGGATTGAGACTCGATCCCATTGTACAACATGATAGTTCTGTCTCGACAATGCGGATTATCGGAAGTCCTGCTGAAGTAAAGACATTCGTTACTAGCAAATTTGTTATAAGGGCCGACGACGGAACAGATATAGAAGATCGTACATTTAGTTTATCAGTAGACGGTTCAGATGCCCCTATATGGATTACCAGAGAAGGATTTCTTAATGTAGGACAAGGTAAATCATATTTTGTACTTGATAATGCTAGAGTTGATTTTCAATTAGAAGCAGAAGATCCCGACATAGTTGCCGGCGATATATTAGAATATTACATTGGTCCTATGGGAGGCGAACTTCCGCCTGGACTCAGTTTATCAAAATCAGGAAAAATTACAGGATTTACAGATCCAATCTTTTCTATTGAATCTATTAATAAAGGATCAGGAGCCTACGACACTGCATCATTTGATACAACACCATTAGATAAACTTGAGGCAAGACCAAACGGTTTTGATACTTTCACTTACGATATTTTAACTTTTGATTATAACGAACCTAGTAATACTCCTAGAAGATTGAGCAGATCTTATACATTTGTTGTAACAGTTACAGACGGAAGAAACGAAACAAAAAGACTGTTTAGAATGTGGGTAGTTACTGAAGAATTTTTAAAATCAGATAACTCTATAGTACAAGTTGATACAAACGTATTCACAGCAGATTCAAGTTCAAATAGAGTACCGTTGTGGATTACTCCTAGTGACCTTGGTAGACAAAGAGCAAACAATTATCTAACAATTTATCTAGATGTATATAGGGCGCCGGGAATAGCAGGATCGTTGGTTTATTTTTTAGAAACAACTAATCCAGACGACGGTAGTCCTAGTGTATTGCCTCCGGGAATGTTCATAGACCAACTCACTGGGGAAATAGCAGGACGTATTCCTTATCAAGCCGCAGTTACAAAAAATTATAAATTTACAGTTAATGCTGTTAATTTCTTAACTGAAACTTTATCTGCATCATATACTCTAGTTGGAAATTGGAGTGCTTCAATCACGTATACGGCGAATCAGGCAGTAGTGTATGAAGGATTTGTTTATATTGCACAAGAAGAAAACAGGAATAGGGTACCAACAGAATATCCAGATACTTGGACTAGTAGTGTAAGTACTAGCAAAAAAACTTTTACAATATCTCTAATAGGAGAAATAGAAAGTGCTATAGAGTGGTTGACCGATTCAGACTTAGGTTCGATAGAGCCGAATAAGCCAAGTACTGTTTCGGTAAAAGCACAAAGTTTATTGTATGGTAACACAACCAGTTACGAACTTATTTCAGGAACGCTTCCGCCAGGTCTAACCCTTTCTGGTTCAGGAATATTGCAAGGCAAAGTAAAACAATTCGCAGATTCAAAAGGACCGGGATTAACTAGATTCTATGAAAAAATAGACAGTGCTACTGTAGATTCGGCCGCATCTAGATCATTTAATGTAACATTCGATGGTGAACAAACATCATTTGATAATCAATTTAAATTTGTAATCAGAGCAAGAGATGCTTCAAGATTTGCACAATCAGACAAACAATTCATCCTAAAAGTAAACTCTGTCACAAATAAAACTTTTTCTAATCTTTACGCAAAGGCATTACAACCAAAGAACAAAAGATTATTATGGTTTAACTTTATTACAGATTCTAATATATTTAGACCAGAAGATATTTTTAGATACGGAGATGTAAACTTCGGAGTACAATCCGAATTAAAAATATTAATGTATGCCGGTATCGAGACTGTGGATGCAGTAAATTTTGTACAGGCTATGAGTCGAAATCATTATAGGAAAAAAATTAGATTCGGTGATGTTAGATATTCTAAGGCCAAGGATCCTATAACTCAAGAGACTATATACGAAGTTGTATATGTTGAAATTAGAGATGAAAAAACAAACTCAAAAGGAAAGTCTATCTCTTCAGTTGTCAATCTAGATGACAGAATAAACAGCCCTATTATTGTAAGTTACGATGCTATCAAGGTTGATAGCAATATACCCTTCGTTAGCGATAAAGACCATCAAAGATTATTTCCAAATTCTATTAAAAACATGAGGAATAGAATAAAAGTATTAGGAGAAAGAGATAGAAGTTATCTTCCACTCTGGATGCGTAGCCTACAAGACAACAATAGTTTTGAAAGCGGATTTGTTGAAGCAGTACCATTATGCTATGCTAAACCAGGATCAGCCCAAAGTATAATTGATAGAATCAATATAAAAACATCAGTAGCATCAAGAGGTGAATGGATTTCTACAAATTCTTATAACGTAGACGATACCGTGTCTTATAAAGGATCAGTATATACCTGCGCTATAGCCGCTACAGCAGGACAACGACCGGATATTTCACCTAATATCTGGTCAAAAAATTTCAATTTTAATCAACTCGATTTTGAAATTGATAGATACCTAATTGACATATTAGGTAATGAAATAGAAAATAAATATCTAGCATTCCCGCAGATTGGAGAAAAATTACCGTGAGCAATATTAACTACGCAATTATAGACGAAACATTTCCTGTAGCAGGTCAGGATAATGATACAGAAACTTTTAGAAGAAATTTTGATTCTATTAAAACAAACTTCAGGTACGCCCAAGAAGAAATCGAAAGTCTTCAAAATAATACTGCTAAAACGAACGATCAAGTAACTGATTTTAATAAAAATAAAATCACAAATGCTGTTTTGGCAAATACTAGATTCGCTGTTCAAACAAGACAAACTCCGGCCGCCGCTACTCAGGGAATTGAATTTCAGACCGCACATTATCAAGTTTATTCATTAAGCCAATCGACTAATTTTACGTTTACACTTTTTCCTGGAGATCCCGGCGAGGATGTTTCTCCTTATGAAAGTGGCGGGAGAGTTACATTAGAACTTTATAAACAGGTTGGTGCTAGTAATATCACAGTAGAATTTTTATCAACAGGATCAGGGGTAAGTAAAATCTATCTTAACGATTTTCCCTCTTACCCCTTACAACTAACTGTTGACAACGAAACAAAACCTGTAATGGTAGAAATCATACGTCACAATAAAGACGATATCTTTATAAAATATCTAGGAACATTTAAGGACAGCAGTACCTACTCAAACATTGACAGCGTGTCAAAATTAAAATCATTAACTACCACGCAAAGAAATGCTCTTGTCGGTGTCGAAGTTGGTATGATTATTTTGAATACCACAACAACCAAAGTACAGGTAGCAACACAAATTACTCCGTCTGTAGTCTGGACTGATCTTAATTAATGTTTAATCCATTAATCGACAATTTACATGAATTAAGCGATGCTGAATTAGAACAGAAAATTTTAGAACTTTCTAAAAAATATTTCACGGCAGCAAGATTAGGTAAACCAGAATACTTGACACAGATCCAAACAGCCATTATAATGTATAAGGAAGAGCGATTTAAAAGATCGCAGATTAAAAAAACTGACTTAGATAATGATTTGGATCAACTGATTAATGTCGACTGAACACACACAAGATCAAATAACAGAGACTATTCTACGACACGGTCCTAATGCTTTAGAACTTTTTTCGATCAAGGAAGATTGGATTATAAATTATCTCAATCAAATTGATTTAGAAAAACTTCCGTATCCTCTTCCAAAAATAGAAAACAATGAAAATAGATGGTTAGTTCCTAGGAATTATTTCGACGAGGATATAGAAAAATTTTTATTAGATAAATGTCCTTCGGAAAATCGTGATAGATTATTACTAGAACTCGATCTCTATAAAAAAAATAATATGCTAGATCTGCTCAAAATAGTCAAATATCTAGTTGATACTTTTGAAAAAAACAACATTATATGGGGAGTAGGACGAGGTTCAAGTGTAGCCAGTTATGCTCTTCATCTTCTAGGGTTACACATGATCGACAGCATTAAATACAACTTACCAATAGAAGAATTCTTTAAGGAGATTTAAATGGGTAAAACATATACAAGTATGCGAGGCAAATCTGTAGATATGGAAAAATTAACTCTACAAAACGAACTAACACCTGCTGTAGGAAATGTTAGAGTAAATGCACGTGGCGACCAACTAGGGCCGGGCGGGAAGATTGTCAAAACCAAAGAGCAGATGCTACAAGATTACTATGCTACAAATCCGGGTGCAGTGAAGGAAGAATTAGTATCCAGAAAGAAATAACTATGACTTATGATCCTATTAAAGTAACCAAAATAAATGCGCTACACGATAATGTATTAGTCTCTGACATGGATTTTGGAGAAATTACCACATCGTCAGGAATCGTAATTCAAAGTGACGACGGTAAAGTTCATGGTATTAAACCTAGATGGGCCCGAGTATATTGTGTAGGGCCCGAACAACAAGACATCAAAGTAGGCGACTGGATATTAATTGAACACGGTCGATGGACTAGGAAAATGAAAATCGATGACGGCAACGGAGTGAAAGAAGTACAGAAAGTTGACGTAAATTGTATTTTAGCCACATCTCCGGAAAGACCAAACGATGCTTATATAGGACAAGAGTACGCACACGGAACAGGTGTTGATATTCGTCCTGAAGATTTTATAAGATAATGGGTTTCAAAAAAAACTGGGACACAGCAGATATCGCTACCCAAATTAACAACCTAGCCAGAGAATGTGCCAGTCCGTACAATGATGGATTCACAGGTTGGTATCTTAAACAAGATCTGTATGTTATCAAAGATGCTTTAGACCACGCATTTAAAGTTGCTCCAGACTTCGGCAATATGGAGAAACAGTGGTTGAAAGAGCAAGAACAAAAGCGTATAATTAAACTTCTAAAAGATTAAATTCTTAAAGGAAGTTTATGACCAATCCATTTCGTGATCAAGAAAAATTCATGCGGGCCTGTGATCAATCAGTTGATTCAGGTAACAGAGATCAATTCAATATGTATTTGAAATTGATTGAAGAGGAAGCCGAAGAGTTAAATCAAGCCATAATTAATCATAATAAAGTAGAGATGCTTGACGCACTTATCGACATGCTGGTCGTTACTATAGGTGCTATACATTCCATGGGCGCAGATGCCGAAGGTGCGTGGAAAGAAGTGATGCGTACTAACTTTGCTAAGATTGACAAAGACACAGGTAAAGTTCGTAAGCGTGAAGATGGTAAAGTTTTAAAACCTGTAGGTTGGGAACCACCTAATCTTAAACCGTATGTTAGTAAAGAAGAGGCATTGATCAAACAGGGATTCGAACAATGAAAATCGGATTCACATGTTCTACTTTTGATCTATTTCATGCAGGACATTTGCTAATGCTAGAGGAAGCAAAAAAACAATGCGACTATCTAATAGTCGGTTTACAAACTGACCCGACTATAGATCGCCCGACAGAAAAAAATAAACCGGTGCAATCAGTATTTGAAAGATTCGTTCAACTCAAAGCCTGCAAATATATTGATGAAGTTATTCCCTATACCACTGAAAAAGAATTGGTAGATATCTTGCTATCTTATCCTATTAATGTTAGAATATTAGGAGATGAATATGCTGAAAAAGAGTTTACTGGTAAATGGGAATGTATCAACAAAGGCATAGAATTTTATTTTAATAAAAGAGAACATAGTTTTTCAACAACAGAACTCAGAGGCAGAGTAGTGGCGGCTGAGATAGAAAAAGGACTTAAAGCATGACTATGGATCAAGCGGCTGTATTTTTAGCCGGAAGTATTTTAATAGCAGTAGGATTTACTGTTGTAATTGCTGCCGCAGTATTTGTTAACAACATATTACATAGATATTGGAAACCGGTAAGTATATTCACTCCAGAAAGTTGGAAGGCATTTAATCCGCCGGTGCCGAATGCAAGTACAAACAAGGATACAAAATGAAAGAACTTTGGGTAGAAAAGTATCGACCTAAAACACTAGAAGGTTATGTGTTTAGAGATGATCATCAGAGAAAGCAAATCGAAACATGGGTTAAAGATAAAAGTATTCCTCATCTATTATTAAGTGGTAATGCCGGTATCGGTAAAACTACCTTAGCAAAGATTTTAATTAATGAACTAGGTATTGAAGAATATGATGTATTAGAGATGAATGCTTCTCGAACTAATTCAGTAGATGATGTTCGAAATAAAATCACTAATTTTGTGCAGATGATTCCGTTTGGTCCGTTCAAGGTAGTGTTGCTGGATGAGGCCGATTATCTATCACCTAACGCACAAGCAGCATTACGAGGTGTCATGGAAGAATTTCATCAGACTGCAAGATTTATTTTGACCTGCAATTACCCGCACATGATCATTCCTGCGATTCATAGTAGAACTCAAACTTTACATTTTGAAAAAACAGACCAAACTGAATATACTGCTAGGGTGGCTACGATATTGGTTGAAGAAAATGTAGAATTTGATCTCGATACCTTAGATTTATATGTTAAGGTAGCGTATCCAGATCTAAGAAAATGTATACAATTAGTACAACAAAATTCTATCGGAAATAAATTAGTTGCACCTTCTAAAGGCGATGAAGGTGAATCTGATTGGAAGTTTGATATGGTAGGTTTATTTAAAGCAGGAAAAATAATGGAAGCAAGAAAATTACTCTGCGGTAAAGTAAGAGCAGAAGAAATTCTAGAAATCTATTCATGGCTTTATAACAACATTGAAATCTTTGGCGATGAGCGACAACAAGATACTGCTGTGCTAGTTATAAAACAAGGCATTGTTGATCATCCTCTTTGTGCTGATCCAGAAATAAACCTGGCTGCTACTCTAATTAAACTATCGAGAATCGAATGACATACGTAGTAACAGAGCAGTGTGTAAAATGCAAATATACCGATTGTGTAGAGGTATGTCCAGTTGATTGTTTCTATGAAGGACCTAATTTTCTGGTAATTAATCCGGACGAGTGTATTGACTGTGCCGTATGTGTACCTGAATGTCCAGCAGAGGCTATCGTAGCAGACAATGATCCTTCGGCCGAGGAATGGTTACCTTTAAATATCAAATACAGCCAACAATGGCCAAACATCACTAAAAGAAAACTGTCATTGCCCGATGCCGACAATTGGAAAGGTGTTTCGGGTAAAAAACAATATCTAGAAGAATGACTGAAAAAGATAAATCTAATCTCGCCAAAGGCAAAGATAGTTTTGATGCTGAGATTGGAGATAGTCTTGTTGCATTTTTCAACAAAAATGTAACTCCCTATCCTACTGAAGTAGGCGGTCCTGCCTTTGATTTAATTCCTGTAGAAAAACAAAAAGACATAATGGTTAACGTTGCCCGTATGCACGGACAGCAAGAATATAATCGCATCATGGAATTAGTGGCTGTTCTACAAAAACAAGCGGCAAGTATAAAACGTAGATTAGAAATAACAGATGCTGTTCATGCTGCTAAGTATGATTTTCAAACCTTTCATGGTAAAATATATTGGTTAGCCTACGAAACAAACAAAGATAGAACTATACTTTGCCATATGGGGCCGAATGATTGGAGTACTGGAGCACCTCTAACTTATCAATATATCTGCAAAGTAAAATGGTTAGGCGATTATACATGGGTAGAAGTTGATGACGAAGGAAATCCGGTAGAATGAAAACAAAATTAAAAAATGCGTACATGAAAACTGCAAAGATATTCGCAGAACTTAGTCACGCTAAAAGATTGCACGTGGGCGCCATCATTGTTAAAGATGATAGAATTATCAGTATTGGTTACAATGGCATGCCGGCAGGTTGGGATAATACTTGCGAAGATAGACAATACATGGATAGTGATGCTGGAGGATGGTTAGATCCTAACGAAATAGAAGAACGCTGGCCATTGGCTGAATGGGATTCTAACACAGATTCTGTACTAAGATATAAACTAGTGACTAAATCCGAAGTTCTACATGCCGAATCGAATGCTATTGCTAAGTTAGCGAAATCAACAGAATCTGGAAATAACGCAACATTGTTTGTTACCCACTCTCCGTGCTTAGATTGTGCGAAATTAATCTTTCAGAGCGGAATAAACCATGTTGTCTTTGGGCAACATTACAGAGATAATACAGGACTAGACTTTTTGAAAAAGTCAGGAGTTACTGTAGAACAGATAGATGAAGGGGCGTAATGCCCCTTCAGGTACTAACTATCTTTATAAATCGCTAGAATCTCCTTTACGGCTTCATGTCTTTCTACATCACCGATTGTAAATTGACAAATATCTACATATCTGTGATCCCTAAAGTCATTATATAATTGTAAAAATTCCAACAGGCCATTATTAGAAGGTCTATCTGCTTGTTGGAGGTCCCCTGTTACTATCATTTTTGATCCTTGACCTAGTCTAGTAAGTAACATTTTCATCTGACTAGGAGTCGCGTTTTGCATCTCGTCAGCAATAACGATGGCATTCTTAAATGTACGTCCTCTCATATATGCTAGAGGACTGATTTCAATCACCCCCTCTAATAACATATGTTCTATTTCTCTAGCACCGTAATTCTCTGAGAAAACGTCCATTATAGGCTTGGTCCATGGTTCCATTTTTTGATTAAGATCTCCTGGTAGGAATCCATGCTGCTCATCTACTGAAACCGCAGGTCTTGTGATTACAATTTTAGTAATATCTCCCCAATTTAACTGCTGAATAGCCCACTGTACTGCCAACATAGTTTTACCCGTACCGGCTGGCCCGATAGCAAAAACAATCATTTTTTGCACATCGTTTAGTTTAAGTAGGTAATTTTCTTGGCTAAGATTCTTGGGATATATCTGAACGTGTTTACGTTTACGTTGGAGTTTTTGGTCGATATTTATAACGTTGCTATCAAAACGTGGGTCATACTGCTGAGTTTGCTGTTGTTGCGCTCTTTTACGCTTCATATAAGGTTAGCCCTCCTTTTAACGTGATCAGGCACGGACCTTGGACCGTAGTGCCCGTACCGAGCACAAAAGTATTTAACTTGGTTTGAAAAAAGATAAATGATATGTTTAAGAAAACGGGCTAAATACTAGCGGAGGCACTATGGTAGATTTAAAATCAATTATACAGAATATCGAAACGATCTACGGGTCAAATAACAGCCTGAATATCCTTAAGGATTTTGAGCGTGTTATTGACGAACTAGATCTGTACGTGTTTGATAACTGGATAGACGGAGAACTTGTAGAGGGTCCTAAAGAAAACAAATACTTCGTAGAATGTACGTTTATGTGGGACTACGAAAAGATGCCGGATCCAACAGGTGCGAAAAGATTATCCGATTACGGGTGTAAAGTGCAGTTTGCAGAAAGCCACTTACACTATGTTAGAAAAATTAAAAGTCCCGACGATATTCGACCGGGAACTAAAAAAGGCAAAATTGATAGAAAAGAAATATGGCTGGTAAAGATTATAATGCCTAAAAAATTAATGACCGATATTCAGAAAGGATCTAAAAATTTAGATCTTAATAAAATAGAAGATATAGTTAATCAAAATTTTCTTAAAAGCGTTGGCCCGGATGCCAGCGAACAACAAGTTCAGGATTTAGCAAATGCACAACCAGCAGAACAACCAGCGGCTTGACGAAGGGTTAAGAGCCTTAGACCTTAAAGGGCTAATAGAAGAAATTATAGAAATAGATGTATACAAATCTAAAATGGGAGAAGACAAAGATGTCTGCGTCCTTGGATTTGTAGTAGATGATCGATTCCCCGCCAAAGACCTCATGGAATTTATAGAAAAGGGTTATCATTTTGTTTTAGATGCAGATATCAGCAGCGGAGAAAATTCTAAAGGAAAATATAATGTTTTCGTAGAACTTTCGAGAACTCCACAATTATCAGAAAATATTAAAGAACTAGAATACGGCATTAAAAAACTTACGGGTGTTGACAGTTTTAAATTCAAATATCATAAAGATTCTAGTATACATGATTTAACTGAAGATAACGTTTCAAAATTCGTTCCTAGTACACCAAACACCTATATCAAGTTTCTTAATAATGTTAAAACTGAAAGTGTTAAAAAATTCTTTAACAAAACATTAATGGATGACCTCACTCTAGAAAATGATATCATTATATTTCATAAACCGTTTGATAACAAATATAGGTTTAGAAAAGTCGACGAACAAACAATCAGTGAAACATCTTTATCAATAGATGAAAGATCTATGAGCGAAATTTTTTGGCTAACAAAAGTGTTAGGTGATTATGATATCACAAAATTAGGTGACACATTCGCATTTCATAATGAAGGTGACACCATTTACTTACAAAGGATAGAATAATGAGCGGATTTAACTTTGAATTTTCAAAAGCACACCTGAGTGAAATTATCGGTAAGAATGCTTACTTAGATTATTGGTATGATGCTATTTGTGAAATTTGTCCAGAGTATGAAATAAACACTCCACAACGGCTAGCAGCATGGTTAGCACAATGCGCTCACGAGAGTGGCGGATTCAAGTTTTTAAAAGAAAATTTAAATTATAAAGCAGCAAGTCTACGTAGAGTATTCCCTAAGTATTTCACAGATGATGCTACTGCCGCTTCGTATGCTAATAAACCAGAAAGAATTGCTAATAGAGTTTATGCGAATAGAATGGGGAACGGTCCGGAAGAAAGCGGTGATGGATGGAAGTTCTGCGGGCGCGGATTAATTCAATTAACCGGAAAAAATAACTACACATTTTTTGCAGGTTCATTAGATATTCCGTTAGAAGAAGCCAGCGAATACTTAGAGACATTCGAAGGTGCTGTACAGTCAGCCTGTTTCTTCTGGGAGCAGAACAAACTAAATCAATTTGCAGACAACGGTGATATTCTCACTATGACCAAGAGAATTAATGGCGGAACTATTGGTTTAGAGGATCGTATTAAACACTACGAACATGCCAAACATGTACTAGGAGCACACTAAAATGTGGCAACTTCAGTGGATTCTTAGTTTGATCCCTGATAGTCTGTTTGTGTGGATTACATATATTTTAATGATAGCAGGTGCTGGTCTATACGTTGCCAGCAAATTAGTAAAATGGATTCCGCTAATGGGCCAATACAAGTTGCCTGCAGAACTTATAGGAATTTTAGTTTTACTGTTTGGAACATATCTGTTTGGAGGTTATGGTGTTGAAATGAGTTGGCGTGACAAGGTTCGAGAATTAGAAGAAAAAGTCAAGGCCGCAGAAACAAAGAGCCAAGAAGTTAAGATACAAATACAGGAAAAAATAGTTTATAAAACTAAGGTTGTAAAAGAAAAAGAAACTGTTTATGTAGATCGTATAAAAGAAATAGCCAAAGAAGTTGATGCTAAATGCGAGGTAGATCCTCGAGTAATAGAACAATTAAACAAGGCCTCCGAAGATCCTACTAAAGAGATTACTAAATGAAATACATAATTCTAGCATTTGCAGTATTACTAACTGGCTGTTCTACAGCACCGGTTGTAATGAAATTTCCTGAAGTTCCACCGGAACTAATGAGTAAGTGCGAAGATCTAGAAAAAGTACCTGCTGATACTAAACAATTAAGTGTAACCGCAGAAGTTGTAATTAGAAATTACAGTAGATATCATAATTGTCGAATTAAAATTGAAGGTTGGCAAGAATGGTACAATGCAAATAAAAAAATTTACGAAAGTGTTAAATAACCGTAGATATTGAAAGGAGCCTAAATGAGCGTAGTAGATTCAGTTCTTAAACTAATAAACAAAGAACCCAAAGATCCGGATGCACCAAAGCCGCCGGCAGGTAGCCGTAGTGAGCGCGAAGCAAAGATCAAAGACAAAGCCGGTATGGTTATTTCTGTGTTTGCTTTGTTCTTAGCCGTTAATAGTTGGTACGGTGGTAAGTTATCTAGCACAGTATTAAACAATACACTAGGTGCTAACAATGCTTGGGCACAGTATCAAGCAAAGAACAATCGTTTAGTTAGTTATGAGATCGCATCAAAGACAACTAGCGATCCTAAACTAAAAGCAGAGTTTAAGGCAGAAGCAGAACGCATGGACAGCGACAAGAAAGAGATTGCTGTCAATGCACGTAAGATGGAAGCCGATCGCGAACTGGCTAAAAAATCAAGTCCATGGATTGGATATGCTTCTACAGCGTATCAGTTGGCCATTGTTGTTTTATCAGCAAGTATTCTTGCTGTTAGTATGCCAATGTTTTGGAGCAGTTTTGCAGTAGCAGGTGTAGGTATATTACTATCAGCCAACGGAATATTCCTTTGGTTCTAACAGATTAAGGAGCGGTATATGAGCGAAGACGTTAAAAGCGAAAGCGAAAAGAAAAAAGAAGATTGGATGAATTCTAAATGGCGTCCAATGATGGGATGGATGTACATGGTTGTGTGTACCATGGACATGGTTATATTCCCAATCTTGTGGAGTCTACTACAAACATTCCATCATCAGCCTATCACACAGTGGAATCCATTAACCTTACAAGGTGCCGGATTATTCCATATTGCTATGGGCGCAGTTCTAGGTCTAGCAGCATGGGGTCGTACACAAGAAAAACTAGGAGGAGCAAATAATGGCGGACTACAGACAACAACTAGCACTCCAGCATTTGGCTCTGCGCCAACAGGCGGTTTCGGTGCATCACCTGCGCCAAGTGGATTTGGAGCGCCAAGTTCCCCAAGTGGCTTTGGCGGAGGCGGCTTTGGAAGCACACCTAGTGCGCCGGCCAGTTTCGGAGCCCCAAGTACTCCAGCAGCACCAGCAATGAGTAGCACAGGCAAACCGATGCCTGTACAACCAACACAACCAGAACTATAAGGAGAGTTCAAATGAAACACGTAATTTTTGTAGCAGGTCTAGCGTTAGCACTATCATATCCTGCATATGCAGCCGATGATAAGAAACCAGAAACAACTAAAGTATGCGTTGACGTTCAGGGCAAAGACGGTAAACCTGTAATTGATCCAAAGACTAAGAAGCCAAAGCAAGAATGCAAAGAAGTTAAAAAGCATAAAAAGCATGAGGCTACCAAAGTAGAAGATGCCAAGAAAAAGTAACTTCACTAAGTTACGATATTAAATAAAAGGACCACATAAGGTCCTTTTATTTTCTATGGATTATTACAGTACATTAGGTTTAAGAAGAGGTGCAAACGACGACGAAATTAAAAAAGCGTATCGTAGCCTCGCAATGAAACATCACCCAGATCGTGGGGGCGACGAAAAAAAATTCAAAGAGATATCTGCTGCTTACGAAGCCTTAAGCGACCCGGAAAAAAAGAAGATTATTGACATGGGCGGAGACCCTAACGCTCGCCATATGGGCGGTGGTTTTCATAACCAGGGACCATTTGAGTTTCATTTTAATACCGGAAATTTTCAAGATATATTTGATAATTTTGGATTCGGCCCGTTCGGGCATTCGCCAAGAAGAAATAGAACTGTTAGTATAAATGTTGAAATTTCTCTCGAAGAAGTACTCACAGGTAAAGACATAACAGCAGAAGTAAACTTACCTAACGGCAACAACAAAGTTATAAATGTTCATATCCCTGCAGGTATAGGAGATAGACAACAAATCCGTTATCAGGGCATGGGCGATACATCAATTCATCATATGCCTGCAGGCGATCTAATTGTAAACATATTCATAAAACGACATCCCAGATTTAATAGAGAACAGGATGACCTATATTACAATCATAATATAAACTTATGGGATGCATTATTAGGTGGTAATATTAAAAT